AATTAATGTTTTAAGGTTATAATATCGGATGTTATTCTACAGGGTGCCACATAACTGTACTGAAATACATTACTTTGTTACATCTTAACACTGATGAATTATGTAGTTTTTTCTTTGATGAATTTACAAGTGAACCAAAATGGCTGGTTCTAGCCTTGCCGCTAACGGGTAGCTAGGGCCTGAGTGGCAGCCTGTGGCTTAGCTGGTGTTATGGGCAGTTAATTTTTATTTTCTAATACTATCATGCTTTCCATTAATGATAGAAGCATATCAAAAACTTTTTTATCAACCATGCTAATTTTTCCATGGAGTGCAAGATTTCTTATCTTATTAACTTCATTCATCTCATCAAAAGTATAATTATCAACTAATCCACGTTGATACATCGTTCTAAACAATGCACTTAAGGCAGTTTTATTAAAATCACTCGAGTAACTCGATAATTCGAATTTTGAACAAATCAACCGAACTAAATTTTCGAAAGTAATGAACGTCTTTACAAATTCACTGATATTTACTTTCTGACTTTGGGTGTCTGAAAGATTACCTATAAATTCAACATCGTCCTTAATCAGTCGTTTTGCAGCCTTGTTAATCTTATTTGGATCAATTATACCAACTACAAATGATATTGCCCAAAGAATTGTTGCAACATTTATCAGGAATACAATTACTACAATTACATTTTTAGAATTAAAGTCAAGACCATTAAAGTAGACCAAGAGTAAACTTGAAATGAGTGATATAGCAGTTAACGCACAAAGTATTTTAACTCTTACAAATTGATACCTCTGAATTTCTTGATTGATTTCTTCGAGTGTTGGATCATTATCAGACTCACTGTTAACCCTACCTAATACAAAATAGTATCCTGCAGTTATAAATCCAATAAGTGCAGCAATAGATTGAGCAGAAGAGCTGAACAACCAATAGATGTTTTCAGGACCTTGGTAAACCATGATAGCGCGATTTTTTAATTGCCTATAACACCAGTGTAATGGCAGGGGCGTTAGGAATTGTGATTATGTATTTTAAAAGAAGTTCAATTCGAGGAGCAATCGCAGTTAAAGGTTAAGTAACCACATGTTTCTTACTTGATTGAGTGTGTTTTCAAGTTTTCAAATATACAAATAAATTTAAACTCCATATTACTTTGGACATAAAAAGCTATAACCCATCGTACTGCAGTTCTTGTACATATAAAAAATTTAAAGCTTCTCAAGTCCTGACATAAAAAAACGACCACCTTTACAGGCAGTCGCATTGTATCTGAAAAAAGCAATTGCCTTACGGCTTCACAAAATTTTCGTAGTAGTCTTCACTTGCTGCTTTCAGTTCTTCCATAGTCAGCTTACCATCGGACAGGTAAAAGGACAGACGGGTAGCAAATTCAAGGCACTTGGCACCTTGACTCTGGTCGAGTTTGAGCCTATCGATAATTGTAGCAACTTTCATATCGGTACTTTGCAGATTGATAATGCTACTAACCAAATTCAATTCTCTTGCAATATTGGGCAGCTCGTCTTCAAGCCATTTCCGGACTGCATCAATGATTTTGTCATCGGTGGTTCCAGGAATGGCAATTTTGATGATCGTCTCGACAACATTACTCACACCTGAGTTCATGTAGGTCTTCAATGCTTGTACAACATTGACAGCGACAGGAACTACCACTTTGCCGAGAACATCGAGTTGGTCGTATGCTGAAGTGATTACTTTACCGGTTTTGGCACCGATATTACTTACAAACTTGGCAACATTCTTGGCTGCCGTAATAATCCATTTGATTAAACTCATGACTTACGTTTTAGTTGAAATACTTATTCTCTCCGAAAATATAGAGGTAGGCTTCGGAAGTCCTACGTGCTGTCAGGCCTTTCATGACCTGTTTTCTCCCTGCGACTGTTGCTTTGTTCCATGATCTGAACTCCTTGTCAATAAAGAATGGAGACGCATCACTGATGACAAGCTTAAGCAGGGTGCTGTGCTTCAAGGCATCGAAGCCAACATTGTAAGCGAAAGACACCAAGGCATCGTGCTGATTCTGTTTCAATGTCAGGTGCAAACTATCCACCCTTTCGGAGTAGTCTTCAAGGTCTTCCTGAAGTGCAACAATCGCTTGCTCCGTTGTCTTGATGACAGAAAGCTTGTAAGCATTGGCTGTGTTCTCTTTACCATGCAACATCGTTCCATCGGTATCACGAATAACCCTGCCGTACCCTTCAGTCCAAAAACCGGCAGGACACATTTTAGGTTGGAGTCCGATAATTCTCATATCTCCGTCATGCAGACTTTCGTAGTGTGCAACCAAGGCCGTAAGTTCTTTGCTGATCATTTTGTATCCTCCTTTTTTGATGGTTCATCATCAGGGAACAATCCTTCGGAAGAACCGCCAAGCTTGTTCTCAATCTCTCCCTTCAGCTGCTTCCTGAATATCTTCAGGAATGGCATGCCGGGGTTCACAATCAACATAGAAGCAGACATACTCCACAACTCACAGACAGCAGCATAAACGGCAAGGACTCTAACACCAAGGAAACTACCATTTTCGTGTACAATCTTTTCAACAAAAAAGACACCGACCAAGGCAAAAGAATAGATCCCAATTTTATTGACTGTGTTTCTCATCGACTTCGACAACACAAATTTTCCTTGTTTTTTTGCAGCACGAATGCCCCAATACAAGTCAAAGAATACCGCTATAAGAACGACAACAAAACTTACCCATTCAGGCTCGAAAATCGAAAACATAGTTGTAGCGGCTATCAGTACCCAACCCCAAACTGTTGACATTGCATCACTCAGCTTGTAAAAGAATCCACTCCACCATTCATACATCATTTTCATTATTTACAATTTTTACGGTATCACGATAGTAACTTCATAATAATCAACCCCAAGAGTGGAACCGGTATTAAACTCATACTCGCATTCATCATTTGCCAAGTATATTGCTTGGAAATCATACGGAGTAGGCCCACACCAAGCCCCAATGTCATAGCCAGGCGTGGCATTAACTCCCCATATCGATATACTGAAGACATTATTAAATGGAATATTTTCAAAAGTGTATTCTGTTACACTGATTGCAGTTTGGTCATAAACACTGCCCCATAAATGGATATTCATTGGTCTGAGGTCATCATTTTTCACCCTAATGCTTATCTTCATGGTTGAAACATACACATGGATATATTGTGTGCTTTTCTGCTGCGAACCTGAAATAAGAGTAGATTGTATGTAACCATAGCCGGTTACAGTTGAAACATAGGAGCCATTGATAAACCCGAACATATCTTGGGTATTTGAAGACTCCTGAATGTAAACCGCATAAGATGTACCTGAAGCTAAACCCTCAAGTACGAAAGTGTAGGTTTCATCAATTCCAGTTGTATGAAAGCCACACCAAGTGATTGGTTCTGGGCTGCCATATACTTTGAAACCGGCACGAAGGCTCCTGCTCTGACTGCCGTTGTTATGGAAGACAATCTCAGCGAACCTAATCTTGGTCAGATCATCGTAAGTCGGCATCTTGCCACCGGTGGTTGAACAGGATACATAGTAATTGGGAGTCATGGATGCATCGTTCAGGCATTTCTTTGCAGGAATGCTACCGGCTGCGTACGCTGGGCGTTTTTCACACCAAGAGTCCACCTGTTCCCTTGTCACCATGTGTCCTGCAGTTAGCATATTAATAGATTAAACTTTTTAAAATTGAGATACCTTGGGGATATAGGCCAATGAAACCCTGCGCTTTTGCTTCTTCAGGGCTGACTGCGTTCTTTTCGGCCAGCACATAAAAGTCTTCGTGTGAAATCTTTTCAAGGACCGGCATGTCAACCTTGACGGAATAATATTCAGCCTTGAATTTATTTAGTTCTCTTTCGGCTGTCATAACCATTTCAGTGTTCGCTTCAATTGTTTTTTTGTCACCTTCCGACAGGTCTGTCTTATCCTTAAAGGATTCCATGATTTCGGATGCCTGTTTGACGGAATCTGTCTGTAAGGTCTTGATAAAGCGTTCTTCGGCTTCAACCATTGCTTTGGTAACTTTCCCAAGTGCTTCGATGTTGTCCATAATAATGCACTGTCCCTTGCCGGTAATGCCTGCAAAAGTCTTGATGTTCTGAAAGCAGTTCATGTACATTGAAATGGCACCTCTTTCGATTTGTTGTTCTTTTTCTTTTTTCATAATTGCGTGAGTATGTAAATTATTTAGGCTTCGTAAAATGATGCTGCTGTTATTGAGCCGGTGACAACAAGTGTTCCACCAACGGTCAGGTTGCTTGTAAAGGCACCGACTCCATTATTATTTATTCGGAATTTTTCAACAAAAGAGGCGCCAGTGCCTGTCCTAAAAATTAAATCACCCGTATTCCCTGAATTGATATAAAGGTGTGGAGTCCCATTTCCTCCGTGAAATCCAACGCCTATACCGTCAGCGGTGGTTCCATTTAGTGACATCATATTGTAATAGCCTGAAGGATTTTTATGGAAAACGATATTTTGAGCTGTGCCTGTATTGATTTCAAAACTATGAGTGGGGGTTACTCCAATGCCAAGGTAGGTAGTGAAGGCACAAACAGTGTGACCAAGGCTTAACGGATAAACAGGAGTGTTGACTCCGCTTTGAGCATTCACCTTAAACCGTATCCATGTACCAGTAGTTGCGTTCGCTTCGTTCCCCCATTCGATCTCTGCGTGTAGTCCGCTGACGCCTCCAGCGAGAAATGTTGCAAAAAAAGGTGTCGTAGAGTCACCATATCCAACATACTGATTTCTTGCCCAAACCGATCCACTCGATACTATATCTCCTGAAAATGCACCTGTGGTTGCACCTGTGATTGAACCTGCAAGCGTCAGGTTTTTTGCACTCCAATCAACGGTGGTCAGATTGGAATTATTTACGTGCCAAAGCCTTCTCCAAGGATAATAAGATGCTCCAGAACCGGACCATCCTCTAAAATATAAATCATCATTAGAATAACCCCCTGCAATTTGCAGCCCCGTATCACTATTTGCTGCTACGATCATAGCTCCATAAGTTTCCCCTGTTCCATTGGTTGGATTGTTGTTGAATCCATACATTCCTGGCACACGATAGTCCGCATGGTTGCAATCTGAAACAACTCGACCTTGCACTCTGGCTGAACCAACTTCTGAATAGGTGTATGTCGGCTTCGTTCCAGCTTTTGCCCATGCACTTACGTCTGAGGCAGGCCTACTATTGCTTAATCTTCCATCATTTCCCTGACAAAAAGTAAAGGCGGCAGTTCCAAAGGATCCTGTAGTTAGTACTCCACCATTAGTTGTTATAATTGGCGTATTACCATTTATACCTATAGCCCCTACATTTGTAATATTTCCATGAACATGGCTTGATGCTGCATACTTGGAAGCAAGGGTGACGCCACCTTCATATATTGTTGTTCCATACACGTATCTCCAAGGTGTTCCAGCTGTTCCAATGTCATACGATCCTCCGGATGTTGTTGGTAAGTTGCCATGCCATCCGGACGCTGCGCCAACATATCCACCAAGTTCTATATTTCCATCAACCGAAAAAGAATCGCCGATATTCATTGCGCCAGAAATCATCAAATTGCCACCAACATAGAAATTGCCGTTCGCACCGTAATTATATCCGGAATATGGCGCTGCGGTATAACCAAGCCAGCCCGTACCAGCTCCATTAGAGTAAAAGGGAGAATTAACAAGACCGGCTGCCGTATAGTAAGGCAGATACCCTGCTGTAAGGTTGCTCACCTTTAGAGTGGATGCTGTCAATAACCCCGAAATGGTCAGAGCCCCCGCCTTTGTCTGACCTGTGGCTGAAGTGTTCAATGTATTGCCGGAACGGACAATACAAATCGTACCAAGATAGATAGCCTGCTCGTCAGTGACATGATAGAGCGTGCCTGTGTCTTTTGTTCCGATAGCGGTGTATGCAGCAAGAAGACCGTACCAATGTTTAACTTTAGCCATGACTTATCCTACAATCCAATCCTGTAACAATTCGATTGCTGTTGCTCTTGTTTCCAAGGCAGTGTTCCTGTTCTGCAGACGGTTTAAAGCGCCTTTCAGCGTGTCTCCTACAACGATAGAACCAACATTGGCATCCGTTGTCCAGCCTGTCATGGCAAGCAAGAGAACATCGGTATATGTGGCTGTCAGAGCGTGGCCTGAACTTGTCATATTTACCATGATCTTGTAGGCAGCCTGTGCGTTGGTAGTCAGACCTGACAGTACAGTTTCGCTCGGCATTGTCATCGTCTTGGTGTTGATGCCTGTTACTCGACCATAGGAATCACGAGTGATGCTATCTACAATGGTAACTGTTCCACCATGAGCTAGTGTTGCGCTCCCTGTTGTAGTGTTGGTTTGGGAAATGGTAGGCATCTTTATCGTTTTACCACCTGCTCCTGCGTCTTCTGCAAGGCCGTTTCCAGCGGTAGTAAATATTCCAGCAAGGTCGAGATTGTTCTGAAGGACCATCCATGTCGTTGTTGCGGTTACGCCTGTTGTAACAGCGATTGCTACAATGACATCACCTATCTCACACACCTGACCTGAATATGTTCCAGCAACCGTAATTCGATATGAATAACCAACCTTGATGCCGGTCAAGGCATTGAAGACAGCAACGGAAGCAGGGCTCGTTTGAAGCTTCATAAATGAAACGACGGTAGCATCGACATACTGTTTTGTGGCAGCATGCATTGCAAGAGTTGGATCATGATCTAAATACAGGTCTCTTGCCCCAGACATGTACAAATCTTGATCATCATGCCAAAATTCATTATCGACATACAACTTTGTAGCCTTTTCGCTTATCGAAGCACCCATATCATCCATGTTGTTCACAATACGTGCCAAAGCTATTTGCAACGAATCGCCTTGCTGAATCACACCGACAGGGAGAATTGTAGTGTTATTCTTTGCCCATGTGGGAGTTACAGCGGTGGCCTTGACGATATCACCAACAACCAAAACGACTCCTGAGTATGTTCCGGCAGTTACGCATTTGTAAAAATCATTCACACGAACGCCGGTTGTAGGCAAGGCGGTATTATCAGGACTGGCAGCTTCAGCTCCAAGCGTTCCCATGTATTGACCATCAGGATATGACAAAGGGAAAGAGCCTACTGCTGAACGATCTCCGACTGTCAGCGTGGACAGATCAATTATTTTAGTGGATCCAGTGCTATCCAAGTATGCAAGCTGATAGCCTTTTGAATTAAACTTAGGTCGAGATGCAATAGCATCCTCATACAAGGTGTCAACTGTATTTACTGACGTACCCTTGACAATTGAAAAGGCCGAGCCTGTCAGCACAAAATAAATACGCCCAATAACGATAGCATTTGCCCCTTTTTTGGTGGCTAATTGGGTTGAATCGAGAGAACCAAATGATACTTTTGCCATGATTTTAACTGTTTAATTGTTTTTTAATATTTCTTATTCATTCCAATACGCTTCTCCATGAAGTTCACCATTGACGTTTGTAAGTATTGCTACATGCCCATCATTGATTGTGTCAACGGTGGCTTCCTCCAACTTAATCGAAAGGACTACCGAGTCACTGTTTGCAACTTTCGAGAGACCAACCATGTTTCCATTCAAATTTCGTGGGATTGAAAAATAATTTATCATCTCAAGACGAGCCCTTGCTGCCGAAAATGCGTTTCCATCTGTTGGCGGGGTAGCATCAAGCATCTTTATCAGATAGGGACCAGAGGAGCTTCCACCACCACCAACCGATACAGACTCTAATGCTGAAACGGATTCTTCAATCTTCCCAAGTCTGCTGTACTTTGAATTGTCAGCAACAACGAAGGTGCAATCGTATTTGTTTACTAGCTTTCTTTCAATGGAATAGACTCTGCTTGCAACACTTCCTCCATAAATGCGAACTTCATAAAGCATAACATTCTGACCAACCTTGAATGATGTATCATCATTGGCAAACTGTACAATATTTGGAACAATGGTATACGTGTTTCTTTTCCTTATTGACTCCAGGACATAATCTTCGGCAACGGTTTTCAATTCAAGTTCTGCTGTTGGAATGAATACACTGTTTACAGCTGAAATGTTATAATTGAATAGGATGAAAGTATCACCTATTTCGGGCTTCAGAATGTCGTTAGGAATGTAAATACTGCTGAAGGTATTGATAACCTCAAACCATCCTCCGGAACTATAAATGTCAGTGTGCGCTGCTTCGGACAGGCCACACATGATGTCGTATCCAGCATAAGCATTATCCCAAGACCAACTATAAGCATGGTTCCAATCAGAAACAGCACAGGCGGTAAGCATCGACTTCCACGAAGCAAAAGCTATCCTTGAAACATTATCAAAAGCACCGTCACTTGTGGTGTAATTGAACATCGTCGTGGATGGATTGGAGTCATTCCAAACAAGTCCAGCAACTCCTGCCCAATAGTCAAACATCTCATTAAAGAAGTCTGAAGCAGTGCCACCCCATGAAGGATTGTTATGGTACACCTTGCCATTTGCAACCAACAGGCTGGCTCTGGCGGTAAGCCATGCAGAAAAGGTTTGAGGCTTGTCCATTGAATGAATGTTCTCCCATTCGAGAATCTTAGCAATCCACTTCTCTAAAGCAATACTCTTGAAAAGAGAGAAAGCATTCGACGTACTAAGCGACTCACTTGCATTTACCTCAAAGGTCCGTCCTCCAAGGTTTCCGGATTGAAATGTAAGCTTAGGAGTTTGACCATCTAGCTTGTAGGTATCAGACCAAGGAAATTCAGTTTGCTTGACGAAATACCGAATAAAAGAAATCGAATTTCTATCTATGTAGCCAACAGCCTGAACTCTAATGATGGTACAGGTCATTCTAGGGTAAACAGACTCGAACATCTTTACTGCAGGAATAATTTCATCAGGTAGCATGTCAGGCCTTGCATCGATAAAATAGGTGCCAAAGGGAAGCTTCAATCTGCGGTTGTATTCTGCGATAGCTATACCACCATCCTCACTGCTGCGATAGTCTGAAGGAATATTTCTACTGGATCCAAAGGCATACAGACGATTGAAATTCTCATCTGCATTTGATTTGCCTATTTCTACTGAAGCAACGTTTGCGCCTGCGGTCAAAACGAGTGGAACTCCAAACTGACATTTAGTAAGGTTAAGCGTATGACCATCAAACCACCATTCAGAATCACATGCTTTTGCAAGGTCTGTCAAGGCATCTAAGGCTGAAGAACCATTGAAAGACAGCACAACTCCTTCTGACGGAAAGCATACGCCTAAAACCCATGTATTGACTCCAAGCTTCGTGTTCAAAGCATAGAGAATCATATTCAGGAATATATTGGGAGTGGTTGTAAGTGACCATTCAGCTTCGTTGTTGAAAAGGAACATGACATTTTTGAGAGTCATGTACTCAGCATCAAACTGAAGTTCGTATTTCCAATATGCACCTGGCTTCGGAAGCTGTTCTTCAGTAAGGACGAAAACTTCATTTTCAAAAACCAAGTATGCACCTAAACCAATTGGAAGAAATTCATCTGAATTGAATACAACTTTAATAAAATCTTCGGTCATAAGCTGAGAGCGTCTAACACCTTCATCTATAATTGGGAACTCGACAATAGGAATACCATCAGCACCGTAAATAACCGAACCACCACCAAGGTATTTCATATCGTTCCTCTGTTTGCAGGGTTTGGCTCATTAAACTTGATTGAAATCTTGCCTGCAACTAAGCCAAGGCCGACCATTTCAAGACAATCAGAATAAACAAGTTTGTAAACGACTCCAAGTTCTTTTGCCCCAAGTTCTAAAGGGTAGGTTTCACTACCTACTATTTTTCCAGCCTGAACAGTTGAAAGGAAGCTGGCGTATCTTGTAAGGAAGTCAGAACCTTTTTTGAAACAGAACGTCAATTGGACATCTCTTTCATCCATCTTTCTGCCTGTAAGGATGACATCTTTACCATTCTTCTGCGAAGACTTATTCTCAATGGCATCCTTGAAGGGTGCGCCCCTCAAAAGCCTTTCATAGCTGCCATCTTCAAATACAACACCCCATTGTGTCCAGGCATCTACTCCGTTTATGAATAATATATTTGTCATGGTCAAATATTTTGAGTGTTCTTTTCAATCTTTGTAAGCTTGTCATTCATTTCAAACAACTGCTTGGTATTCTTGTTGATATCGGATAGCTGGAAGTAACTGTCGAGAGCAATATCCCTCATATCAGTTAGCTTGATGGCTGAAATATTTTGATTAGCATCAATGCGAGAAGACGTTTCAATAAGCATTCCAAGGCTTCCTTCGATATTTACCACAGACATTTGTATTGCTGTTGTACGTCCGTTCAGTTCATCGATTGAATCTTGGGATGCAGTAGCAAAGCCACTGCTGCTTCCAGAGACACTTGATGCCTTATTGCCGAAAAGGTCGTATCCGGAAAGAGAAGTGCTTGCTTGGTCCATCAATTGGTTGTATAAATCAAGGCCTTTCTGATAATCATTTTCAAACAAGGCAAGATTGTCGGCAATTGAGTTGTCTTTTTTGGATGGATCTGCAGCAACTCCGTCTGTCGGGAGTCCGAAACTGTCATTCATTCCTTTGGAAAGTTTGTCGAGATATGGCTGAATAGCTGTTGCGAATATCATCTGTGAAATGATGTCCTCAATCACTTTAGTCATGTATGCGTGGAAGTCATCGACTGCATTGAATAAATCGCCATTCCTGAAAGCATCAACCAAAGCATCGGACAACGTGGTTCCTACATCACCGGCAAGGTTCTTGAAGGTTTCCTCAACGGATGCTCTTGCTTCTTCTGACTTCTTCTTGATTTCATTCCAATTATCAACCATCTTTTTGGTTGTATCATCAAGCTTGTCGTAATCGGCAATAATCTGAGGGTTCAGCTCATAAGTTGAAGTATCATAGATTTCTCCATATTTTTCTTTCAGTGAAGTGAAGGTAGCGACGGTCTTTGTGGTAACAGCACCAACGACAGCACCAACAGCGCCACCAACGACTGCTCCGATCAATGTACCAACCCCAGGAATGATTGAGCCAATAGAAGCACCCGCTACTGCCCCTATGCCAACGTTCTTTCCACTCACTACTTGTTTTGTTCCGGTCTGTACTTGACCATTACCCAAAGCGGAAGAACTTAAAGCAAGTTCACCAATGGCTGCCTGATACTCCTTTGCAGAAGCAATAGCCTTGTCGTATGGATTTTCGGTTGAACTATAGATGTTCTTTTCCTTGTACGACTGCTCCTCTATACGAGCCAAAGCAAGCAAGTGTGAAGACTCAGCAATCTTTGCGTTCCAATCGGCCTGTGCTTGCTTGTTGGCTTCAATCTGATTTCCAATCATGCCAATGATGTTGGCAACACCATTCAATGCACTGATAGCTTTATCAGTGGAAGTTGCACCATACTTGAATACATTTGCAAGGTTATCGAAACCTGAAGCAACTCCGGTGATCATAGCACCAACGTCTCCAAGGGTTCCACCAAGCATTTCAAATGAGTTTCCAACGTTGCCAATTGCATAGACAACATCGGCAATATCCATGATGGCCCTGTTCGGGTTAATGTTTTCTGCCTTCTTTTGGTCTTTGCCGGTCAGGTCTTTTATTTTGTCCTGAAGGGCTTCAATCTGTTTGCGATAGATAGTTGCAGCTTCATCAGACAATACACCACTACCAAGCAACTCCATGCTGTCATTCAGCAGGCTGTTGAGTTCTTTCAGCTTTAACCGGCCTATCTGCTCAACGAATGCAGAATATTCTTTGGACTTGTTGGCATAGTCATTATCTAACTGCTCAAGGCTGTGTGTGGTCATTGAATTGACCTCTGCGATGTTTCCATCATAGATCCCTCCGACATTTTTATCCTTGAACGCCTGAATGGTTTTTTCACCATCGAGAATAATCTTGTTCCTTTTCTGCGTGAAGGTGGAATAGTCATTAAGCATCTGAACGAAGTGAGCATCTTGCTTGGTCTTGAAGATTGACTTTTCAGAATCAGTCATCATGGTAAAAATGCCGGCCTGCTCTGCGGTCAAACTAGCCTTGGTAGGGTTGGCACCCTTGCCACCTTTAGCAAGATATTCTTTATCGGATATCTCTTGCTTCTTAGTCAGGAGTTCTGATTGCTGTTTGGCAATTTCATCCATCTTTACCTTGTGGTCAAGCTTCATCTGCTCCAACTCCTTGAGGTCTCCTTCAGCCAAAGAGTCAATCTTAGCTTGCTGTGCCTTATTGGATAGGTCGAGAGCAACTTTGTCAACATCGGATTGCATCTTGGCAATAGCCTTTTCTTCCTTGATTCTTTTCTGTGCTGCGGTTTCATTTTCAGTTGCCGGTGGAGTTACAACATCACCCTTGACAGCAAGCATTTCTTCCGTTGTTGCCTTCAACTCCTTTTCGTATAAATCAGAAACCTGATTCAGTTCTTTAATCTTTCCGTTTATTGAATGAAAAGCGACTGAGGTTAAGCCATTTTCATAAGCAGCACGTTCGACAGTCAGTGTTCCGGACTGGTCAAAAGCCAAAGCGTTCTTGGTGGACAGATACTTGCCTGCATCTTTACCAAGACTTTCAATATATTGTGATCTAGCAAGGTCGGCTTCAGCAAGCTTAGTGCTTAAAACCTGTTGTCTTGCAGTGAGTTCAAGCTTCTTGACGTAAGTATCCAAGGCATCACTGTTGTTGTTGATAAGCTTTCCTTCTTCAGTGAGCGAAGCATGATAATCAGGCACAATGGCTTGAATATCTTTAAGGGCAGCTGCTCTTACATCGTAGGACTTGCTTGAATCTTTCAGGATCTCCTTTAGTCTTTCAAGCTTTCCGATTTCAAAGCTTGTGGTTTTTTGGGATTCCTTGCTAACTTCATCGAGTCTTCCCTGGCTATCAACGGCCTTGTCAGTTGCATTGACATAAATCAACAACGCTGAAACAACAGCCATGATCAGTGTGGCTGCAAGAACGTATGGATTCTTCAGCATGGTCTTGTTCAGTAGATTCTGAGCAAATTCAACCATGACTAAAGCCTTGTACTGTAGCAATTCAGCAATAGTATATCCCTTGGAAGTGGCTGTTGCAACAATCAGGGCTGCTCTGTACGTTCCATAGGTAGCGACAAGTCCAACCAATACTTTGCCGATCATTTCATAATTAGCAATCAGGGTTGCAACACCTTCAACGCCTGCATAAAGGATTCCACTGTTAGCGGTGCCAATCGTATTGTACATGGCAGCAAGTTGGTCCTCCAAGTTGGAGATCTTGCCGGTCAGACTTGCAGATATTTTTGCATTCGCCCCCTGGACTCCTTCGAGTTCACCAAGAGACAGTATGTAACCACGAATGGCAGAATTGGTATTTTCAACGGTAGTCTGTTGTTCTTTGAAAGAGAAAGTCACCTTGCCGTTGTTGGAAGATGCTTTGATACCAAACTCCTTCAGACGTTCAAACTGACCGGTCTGAGCATCAAGGATTGCTTCAGTCAATTGGTCGAATGATTTACCTGTGGAGCTGGCTACATCACCAAGCTTTGTAAGTTCATCCCATGTGGGAGTGAAACCTTGGTTTGCCATCTTAATAAAGGCGGCTGTAACTTCGTCAAGTTGAAAAGGGGTGGTGGCTGCGAACTTTGCAATCATGTCAAGGGCAGCTGCCCCTTCAACGTCACCAAGGGTATTTTTAAGGACAATGCCGAACTTCTCGAATTTAGCTGTGGTATCAAGTATCTGCTTGCCAAGTGCTGTGAGTGCGGTTATACCACCAATGGCAATAAGGCCCTTGCCTATGCTGTTAGAAAAACCTTCCATCTTTTTACCTTCGGTTTCAGCTGTGCCGCCAATCCCTTTGAGTATCTTCATGGAATGCTGTGCATCTTTGGTTAACTGGCTATTATCAATACCAGCTCCAAAGATTAATCTGCCTTTTTCGTCTTTCATTTTTCGTCAAGATCAAACATTGATTTTCTGACATCATCCCGATTAGCAGGATCATCACCACTGATGGAGTCCTCCTTTTCGGTTGAATCTGATAATAAAACTGTGCTGTAAAGAATCAGGTTTGCATAACTGACCTGATAAAGCACATAGTCAAATGATTGGTGAAAGGTTACTGCTGCGCTTGAAATTAACGCCCAGATGCTGTCGTTACCGCTTCCTTTGTTGGCTTTGTCACGTTTGCTGCGAGCAGGGAAGCGGTAAGCGCGAAAAAATCAGATATCTCCATCAGATTGAACAGCCTCACTGAAAGCTTGAACAGGTCGGAAGGAGTCATTCTTTCCAATAACACCTTGGACAGAACGGCTACTTTATCGACTGTAACTTCGTGGTTGGTTTTCCATAATCCGAACAGATGTGATTTTTTCACAATCTTTGTTTCCTTCAAGCCTAAAGCCCCAAGCATCAGGGTTGCCACGATGTCGCCAACTGTGCGACAATGCCTTGCAACTCTGAGAACCTTGGTAAGCATGTCATCATTTCCCAGGTCAACTTGTGGAAGACTTGCGACAAGTTCTGAAACCAAAATCAAAGTCGCTGTTGAGGGCGGGGCGATTTCATATCTCACCCCGCATATTTCCTCAACATGCGGTCTTTGCAGTACAGCATCGGCTACCTTTGATTCAACCTTTGCCATTAAATAGCTGCCTTGGTATAGGATTCAATCATCGTACCGGAAACAGGCTTCAAGGAAGTGAAGGTGTACTTCAGGATCTTGCCTTTTGCAGAAGACCATGTTTCTTCAGCTTCAACATGACATTTGCGCATGACGAAACCTTCGAGAGTATCATCTTCAGGAGTCAGGCGAACACTGTACTCGGATTCGATAACACCATCAACGTCAACAATCGGTGCGGTTACTCCGGACGGAATGAAGAAAGTAGCATTCAGCTGCTTGTATGACTTTTGGGATTTTCTTGCTACCAATTCGTGGCCTTCTCCGAAAAGCTCCTTTGCAGTGCCTTTAACGGTGGTCAACTGTGCGGAATCTTCTTCTGCAGTAGGCATGGCTACAAAAACCAAAGGAACGACATCAAGTGCTCCGGTCAAGCCAAATTCGATTAAGGGTTTCCCCCATGTGATATTGCTCATAATCAGAATGTTTTAAAAGAAAATTTGATTCTAACATTTATGTAATACTGCTCAATTTCAGGTGACTGCTTCGACATAATCATAGCATCAAGCGAGAATTTGTAGTCAGTAGGTTTGAGCGAAGACAGCCAATCATTTGCTTTGATTTCAAGCTGCCTGCACCTTGAGTTGTTTTTAACTTTAACAGTTCCACCGTTGTTGATGTTCGGAACAAAAATGTTTACAATGACAATGCCATCTTGGAATTGACCATCAAGGCCACCAGCGAAAATGATAACAGCGTCTTCTGCATTTGAACCCACAGGCCTGAATCCATCTTTGTAGATAGCGCCACCTATCGTGTTTTTCAGACTGCTTGCCCCAATGAGGGCGTACAGATCATCTTCAATTGCAGAGCCGGTCTTCTTCATATCATTATGCTTTTTTGAAACCAACTTCATTCAACATCTTGGGAACAATTCGTTCAGCGAGTAGTTCTGCTGTAGTTAGCACGTTTCTTCCCATGTCTTCAACATAGGCCGAGTAGTTCATTCCTGCAACAACCAAAAGGACTATGCCTTTAGAGTACTCAGACAGCTGACTTTCAATGAAAGTAGGACCATCCTTGATTCCTTCTTTGCCACTCTTGACAATTTGAAATCCACCCTTGTGCAAAACCCTTCCGTTCTTCATGACTACATAGCCAATAGAGCTTCTAAGGTTTCCTGTCTGATCAATATAATTTCCACTTGCCCTTGCTTCGTTCACACATGAAATACCAACATGAATCATTGCATTGATAATCTTCTTCTCATTGCGTTCAAGCTGTTCTTCAATGAAAGAAGCAATCTCCCTTTCAGGTGTGACAAGCGTCATCATATTAGTATCTGGATTCTTTGGACAGCATCCAAGTATTTGATGTTTTCTGGCAATACGGTTTTTTCACCAAGCAAGACGGATCTGCTGTCATAAAGCTTGAAGACTCTAAAGTCAATGTCCTGAACGGTATCTACTCCATCGATTACGAAAGTTGCCTGCTTGATGTTTCCAATCAGCACCCTGTATGACGAAGGAACAAATGTTCCACCTTCATACATTTTCAGAAATCCATAAGAGTTTTGAACAATCAGGCAAGGAATAGGATTGCTCCAAATTTCAGACACCGGTATGGGGTCTCCGAGTACATCGAAACCCCCTTGGGACATCTTTAATATTTCAAGCTTTCCTTTCATCACTCCAATCTCATCACAGTTGATTGCTTGATATAATTGGAGCTATCCAATCCGACCTCTTTGCATAGCCTTGTAATGTTCGACTCAACTCCGTCTTTGTTGAAGGATAGGCTTACACCACCTTCACCGACATTGTTCATCATAATCATTTGGCTGAGAATTTCTATCACGATGAGATTCACCGTGCTTTCATCCGCAAGAGCATCAAGAGGACTGAGTCCGTGCTTGACACACTTACGGTTGATTAGAGATTCACCAACAGGGTAGGGCTGCAAGTCTTCTTGAATAGCTTCAATGTATGTCATGGCTTACGCTGTCTGAGTTACGTCCAAAATGAATACATCATTCTTGCCAATGAAGGCAGGATACGCATACATTTCATAGGCAACAAAGCGACCTTGCTCACCTCTCCATTGAGAAATCAGGTTGTCATTGAACGAAGAATAAACTTTGTTCGGCAGCGGATCAATAGTCTCCAAGGAGTCGGAAACTTTCAGGACGGCAACACGGTTTGTGCATTGTGAAACAACACGACCATCTTTGAACATGCTGAAGGACGTACCATCTGCAAGGATCCCTTTCTCATTGACTACTTCGATAGGAGCAATACCTGAACCATTGATGTTCGACAGATAGGCATTGATAGTATCCAAGCCAATGCCAGGAGTGGTAAGAGTGGTATTCTTGCCAAAACTTGTACCAATCAATTTCTTGAATTGGTCACATTGACAAATCAGGGCAGCGGTGGCTTTCGAAACACGATGTTTCAGGACAGTCTTACCAGCTGCATCAGCAACATCTTCTGCATATTGCAGGACTGCGATTACGTCCATAGTGGTAAGGGTGGCAACACTCCAAACTACGTCAGTAGAACGAAGTACATTCTTTGCAATACCATTAGGAATAGGAGCAGACCAGACAGTACCACCTACATTATTGACTTTGGTCAAAGTGACTTCACCATTGGAAAGTCCTTCAAGATACTGAGCAAGGATACGTCTGTGAGGGGCAATAGCTGCCAACTCGTACGGATTAAACAAGTACTTGACAATCTTTGCAAACTGAACCTTCTTTTCTTCTTTGGTGAAGTTGACGGAGCGTTCACGGAAACGATTCTCCATGTAGTAATAACGCTCCAAGCGGTCATTATCAATTTGCCACTCGTCTCCCATGCGGGAAAGCGTACCTGACAATTCTCCGATGGAGGGCATGTCGTGTTTCGGTTTACCGGCATTCTTTCCAATGACAGTACCAAGCATTGCAGCAGCATAATCAGCGGTTGCTGCAGACCAGTTTTTCGAGGGTTCGTACTCAACGTCCATTTCAGCATTCCAACCAATTTTGTAGGTGGAAGTCTTCATGTTTTCATTGACGAAAGCATCGAAAGCGATGGGGTTTTGAATGAGTTCAATGATGTTTTTCATCGTGGCTTACATTAAGAATTGACAATGAGGTAAAGAGGCTACAATTGCAGCGGTTACTCCGTTAGGCAGGGCAGTTGGTACAATACCTTCGACTGTCCAAAAGACGTCCACAGAGGGCTGTGCATCGAGCAGGGTTTCGGTGGTATTGAAACCACTTGGAGCAATCGCAACACCTTCAGCGGTATAAGACTGCAATACGTCACCAAGGGCAACGACACCAAGAGAGTCAGCAACAATCGTAATGCTGTCATAGTCAGCATTGGTTGTGTCGATTACTCCGACGGTTACATACTTGTCAGCAATTCCGATAACATCGGTTTCGATGAGCAGTGCGTTTTTGTTGATTTTTACTGCGACTGCGATTGCAGTCAAGGCAGCGTACAGGACGGCAGTCTTGATCATGACGGCTTTACGTTCAACTAAGTCTATTTTCAAGAAAACACCTTTCGGCAGTTTCTCTGTACCGGCTGGTACGCAAGACAAATCAAACAAGAAGCCACCATCAAAAACTTTCGTCGAAGCTACGTCCCACATGTGGATATAGCTTTTACCGCTTTGCGGGGTTACTTTGTAGTCCATTTGAAATTTTTAAAGAGTGGTTTGAGTATTGATATCAGAGAGCATTTTAACAAATTCATTCTCCTCTGTTTTTTCTGAATCCCCGCTACCAGGCTTTGAGATTGCTGCGAGACCATTGTTTGCCAACTCCTGTGCGATTTCAGCTACACCTGCCTGCTTTTCCAAACGGTAGGCATCGAAGTCATCATTATCAGCAAAAGTCATACGACCAAAGTCTTTCAACGCTGCTTCTTTCTGCTTCGGTAGCAAGCCTTCGAGGTCTGCTGTAAAGAGTTTGGCACGTTGTTCAGCGATTGATGCTTGGTTCAATACAGCGAACTTTGCTTCCTGTTCTTCTCTGTAAGTTTTGAACCAAGAGGGTTCATTGTCTGTTTTTGGGATTACGACAGCACCTTCTTCGATAGTCTTAGGTTCTGTGGTTGTTTTGGGTTTCGCTGCATTGATCACTCTAGTGGCAAAGGTTTGCGACACCTGTAGGTAAGGGAGAATTTTATCGATCTCAGCGTCGATAATTTCGTCTGTTGCATCGTCTGCGAGGTTTCCGACAAGTTTGTCTGTGACACCTTCGAGTTCTTTTTCATTGAACCCCAAGGATGCAGCTTTGGGTTTCAGTTTGAGAAGCACTTTTGTTTTCATGGATACGTTTTTGATTGTTTAAAAAAAGAAGCCTGCAAGCATACACCAACAGACTTCTTCTTCATAACCAAAACCGATAGAACAACAATCTGCGGTATGAAGTCAGGGCTTCGGATATAAAGTAAAGCAAATAATGCGGGTATTGCCCACACTATTTGCTTTTAAAAATGGAGCATTAGAACAGCTCCTATATATACTCTGATTATCAGATACTTTACTTCATCCCTTAAACCTTTCTTTTAACAACTTTCTTCTATATGGCATTGAAGTAGGGTAACTCATGCTACTTGATTTCAAATGATTCACACAACAGGGCATCCCCTACAATGACATCGATGGGTCCAAACCAAGAGGTAAACACAACGGATGCTTCTGCATTGAAAGCGAGTCCATCGACTTTGCCTTCTTCATTGACAACCAACATCTGTCCATCTTTATGGGTTACAATTTGAACGTATCCACCAACTGCATCCTGCAACTCTTTCAGATTAAATGCCTTTCTTCCATTCCCTGGCTTCAGCTCCGAGCGTTCACCTGATGTCTTTAATAATTTTGCCATAATCTATTTCTTATAATTTGCCTTCATCGGCGTATGAATAATAACTGCTTTCTGAAAATATCAGGTGGTCGGTCATCTGAATATCGAGGTTCTGACAGCCAAGCTTAAGTTTCTGAGTGATCTTGTCATCACAGCTACTTGGATAGGGATTGCCTGACGGATGGTTGTGTACAAGGACTACGGACGATGCCAAACATTGAAGCGCTGCCTTCAGTACGATCTTTGGATCCACCGTTGTTTCGGATACTCCACCATGACTGATGCGAACTACATCAATGATTCGGTGCTGGTTGTTCATCAACATTATCCAACATTCTTCATGGTCAAGATCAGCCATTCTTGAGTGGAATGTTTCATAAATGTCTCTACTGTTCCGGATCTGCACCCTTTTCTTGAAATCCTCACTTCTGCGTCGTTTGCCAAGTTCGACAGCTGCTACAATGGAAGTGGCTTTCTGCTTGCCAACGCTTGGGAACAAGAGCAAATCATCAATAGTAAACTTGCCTAGTTCATTCAGGTTGTTGCCAGCCTTGGACAATATCAACTTCGCAATCTCAAGGGCATCGAGGTCTGCATTACCTGAACCAAGCAAACAAGCAATCAACTCTGCGTTTGTGAGTGCTGCTGTACCTTTGCTTATCATCTTTTCCATAGGCCGGTCTTCTTCTGCCCAATCTTTCAACTTCAATCTAACTACTGGCTGTTCTTCGTACTTTTCCATTTTGGTATTGGTTTTTTTAGTTATCAATCAATTCATTTCTTCATCAAATACATATTCTTCAAAATCTTCAAGGGAGTTGATCAGGCCATCGAAGTCTTCATTGTGTCCGAGAACTTCAGCCAAACAAAGGACTGTATCAAGCGATACTCCGTATTCTGATGCCATACAATTCAGATAATCAGCTCTATTCAAATAGCCATTACTTACATAAACATTCTTTGCCATAATTCTTTTTATTTGGGGATTAAAACTTAAAAGTCAAACTTGCTCCATTGTCATAATTGAAACAGAGCCTTGCTCCTGATAGGTACGGTGCATCCATGAAATGGTAGATATCATTGATAGTCAGCCATTCATCAATCGTCCTCTCCTGACTACTTGAGTTCGGAAAGCCTACCGAGACAACAACCCCAAGGGTTTGTGCTGCCTTCACTACCTCAGCGGGTGTCAATGGTATCATACTTCAATCTTTATTAAGGTTGCTCCAAATCTGATCCAACTCTGAAGTCTCGATTTCAACATCGGTGTTCGGGTACGTGATGACCAACTTCTTGACAAGGTTGATACGGCTGAAAGCATCGACAGGGGAAGAAAGGTTCAACATCTCCTGTACGTCGGATAGGTGGCTCATGATAGCCATGTGGATGGATATTTTCATTACTGTACTTCTGTTACTGATACAACTTCCAAATCTTCAGGGAAACAATCAAGTTCCGGTGCAAGTGTTTCACGAGCATCAGCTTCAGCTTCTTCTGCATTTACTGCATCAAAAGTGTTGGTTAGAATCAAACCAAGGTCAAGGACTACTACTTCAAACTTCTTCATTTTGTATTGTGTTTTGGTTATTATGATAGTATGAAGGTAATCATTAAGTGTGGGTATTGTACACAGTTATTTCATTGTTTTTCTGTCATTATAGATTATTAACTGATTCATATACAACAACATACAATAAAGGGGCAACACCTTTCGATGCTACCCCCTATCCATTGGAGTAGAACAATTACATTAGAACACTTGCTTTGTCAAGGGCAATCTGAATAGAACAGGTCTTCTCTTCAAGGCAAGAACAGCAGGATACTTGATACCTGTCTCTGCGACAAGAACTTGCCTTCTTGCATTGGAAATCAAACGACTTGGCAGCTTTCTCTTTCGTACTCATGGCTTTTAAAAATAACAGGTGGATACCAACATATCATTTTTTGCAAACAGCCTTCTGTTCTCAGGACATTTCTCAAACCTTACTTCTTCGTAGGAAAACAGATAGTCTTCCATGATGGACACACGATGGAAGGGGGTGCAGTCAAGGCAGGTGGCACCAAGGTCGAGTTCATTGATTAGCTTGATGTCACAGACGTACTCATAATAAACATTGCCATTGTTCAGCTTGAAATACTTTGTCTCAAGGTGCCTTCTCTTGTGGCGTTTGACAACATCTTGCCCATAAACATTGACCTGACCAATCAGCATCTTGTTGGTCGGATCTGCAAGGACGGCCTCAATGGTGTCGTACCTTACTTCAATCTTGAATGTCTTCATCTTCTTGATATTTTAACTTTGATTTGAACATCTTTCATCTCATCCTCAATCTTCTTCAGGTCATCGACTGAGATCCCATAGATATGCGAAGTCATGTTCTGACTTGTATTCCGGAAACCATTGGCCCTTTCTTCTCCTTCAAATGCAAGGATTTCTTCATACTCGTAGCGGTTTTCGAGAATCCTCTGCTCAATTTTCTTTCTGTCTTTTTTGTTCATGACTTTTTTTTTAGTTCAAATCAATTTCAGGTGGTGCAAACTTCCAAACTCATCGGACTTTCTTGCCCAATTGCTGTCTTCTTTGTAATAGTCACCACCCCAATTCTGAGGCTCATCAAATCTGACTCTGACAAAGACTGCATCTTTCAGGTCTTGAACCAAAATAATCGTTCCTCTGACCATCATGCCGGTAAAGATGCAATCGCACCTTTTACCAACTATTGCTTGGGTTGCTTCAGCGGTCTTCATATTCAATATTTCTTTTGATTGTGCGTAATGCTTCTTCATCTTCTTCTGACTCAACTCCATCTTCATCAAAGAACCATGCAATACTTCCACTTGAGTTCGGGTTCAAGGAATGTCTGTTTGCTTCGGGATCTGCTTTGAACCTGTCAACTCTTTTATTCATTTCCTCAGCTGCATATTCAAGTTCATCATCTTCTCTTGCTGTCAAGAGGACCAAGTTCAAAATGTTCAGCCTGAACCTTTCGATGGAGTCCTCACCTTCGTTGTACAAATTCGTAAACTCAACAGCCTTGCTGCGAGCGTCGGTCATGGTCATTAGATCTACTGCGTGTGTCATCTTCTTCTACTTTTAAATAGGTTGGTTTCTTATTGTAATATAAAAGTAGTCATAAGGTGTGGGTATTACACACTAAAAACCAAGTATTTTTCATTCATTATATGTTATTAACTTATACTTTTACAGGCACTTACATACTTTCTTTGATTGACCACCGGTTGTCCTCAAGGAAGTACGGCAACTTTCCTTTCTTAGTGGCATGGTCTATGTTGTCAGCATTCTCATTAACCCATTTCTTGAAACCTTCAGGCAAGTCCTTGACAGTATCTTTGGGATTTACATTGTCTCCATTCTGCATCTGTACAAACTCATCAACAGTAGCAAGCACAGAAAGCGTGTAACACCTGCATTGTGGATGCCAACCGGTGAACTTGAAGTCCTTTGGATACTTTCCTTTCAGCGATTCACAGACATCACAACCAAAGACATGGTTGGAACGCTTCACTTCAATGCCAACTACAAAGTCAAGCTGTTGATTGCTTTCGTAATCGGATGCCCTGTATGCCATGTTTATCTCAGTTCTCGTGAGTCTCATGGCATTCTTGTAGGAACTTGCGTATCCACCTGACTGCCTGCTTACAAAGTAGTCCTTCATGCTTTTGGATGGAACAAGGTCTTTGTTCTTGTCTCGAACACGATGGAACAGCTTGTCCGGTTCCTGAAGGTATTGTCTTAGATCCCTACTCAGTTCAGCTGCAGACTTTCCTTCAGCCAGTCCAACATCGAGCCCCATTTCTATGTCTCCCTTGAATTGCTTGGAATATTTCCACACCCTGTCGGACAGGTTCAACCCTTTGGCCTTTCTTTTTTGGAAGGCAGCCAAGGCATCAAGGTTTCTTGCTTGGTATTTTGCCAACTGCTCTGCTGTAAGTTCAACCTTGTCAGCGAATACACCAACCAGCTTGTCATTCATCAGGCAAGCTTCGAGCCATTCTTCTCTAGTTGCTTCATTGATAACCATTGCAGTATTGGCATACAGTCCGGCTATCAGCTTGTCAATCCTTGCCTTGGTCTGAGGATAGTCCTTGAACTCAAACGGAATCTTGGAATCAACGGACGAAATAGACACACCAATCTTCGCTGCTTCTCTTGTTGCTAAAAGGTAAATCTGTTCAACTTTCTTAGCATAGAGGTCAGTTCTCTTGGCGTGATCTATTTCCGATTGTACGCTTATCTTGTTCATAGTCAATTAAATTGTGGGTAATACACGCACTTCTTATCAAAAAAAGGGTTACAAACTTCCCTGTTCAAAAACATTCTTCTTGGAAGCCATGTCAGCTTCAGCAGATGCTTCGTCAGCAAGGGCTTTGATTTCTTCGTCAATCTCTGCCTGCGTTTCACAGAAACCAACCATCTTGACAGCCTTGATCTGAGACATGATAGCCTTGCCACCGGTTGCCTTTGTGAACTTGTCGATGTCGGCTGCTTCGTCGTTCTGAATGAAAGGAGTGATTAAATGGGATACTTTCAGGTCTCTGATGGATTCTTTCCATTTGCTATTCATCTGCCCAAGGAAAGCCTTGATAATATTGCACTCCCTGTCGAAAAATTCAATGATGTCACCGCTTTCGTCTCCTACCTTCAAGTGTGCATCTGTCAGCAGGGTTTTCCTTGATTCTCCTGAAACAACACCCATGCCTTTGATGTTTTCCATAGACAGGTTCGGAAGTTGCAGTTCTTCCTCTGTGTTCTGTTTCAGCGTTTGAATGAAGAATTTCATCGCATCGATCTGTTGAGTCCAGGTCACATAGGAAACATCACCGTCTCCTTCAAGTTGATAGACTTCACGTGCTGCATCGGATTCCACATTGGCATTGTTCAGTAGCTTGCCCTTAACCTTGACAAGTGGTGCTGAGTTCTTCTTGATGATATCGGACTCTCTGGACAAAGCAAACTCAACCTCCTGTGTGTTGTTGGTCGTTCCTTCCCAAATGGGTATCGGTCTGCTCAGATAGGCCAATGGATGCTTACCAATCACGACAGGAGAAACATCACCTGTGTCCTCCCAACCATTGTTGCCCTTCTTATAAACGAACTTCTGCTCCTTGGTGTAAAGTTCAAAGTATTCCACCGTCTGTCCTTTTTCTGTGTACGTGTAACCAAAACCCATTGTGGTCATATCTCCATACTTGTCAAATATTGGAAAGAGTTCAGCACATTCAATCCTTGAGAACTTTTTCTGCATGGGGGTGAAGGTCTTGCATCTCAATTCAAATTCAGATTTAAAACCATAGTTATCATTCGGCTTCGGAACAGGGAACCAAACTGTTGCAATCTCACAGGAAGCGAAATAGGCATTCATCCTCTTGATGTTTTGACTGTTGATCCTTGCTTCTCTGTAAATTGCTTCGAGAGCTTGAGCCTGAGCAATCTTTACAGGATCGGTGCCGGTGTCATACAAACGCTTGACAGGAATAGAGAAAGCCATCTGTGTCATTCTCCTGGCTGCAAGCTTCTGCTGTCCATAAGTAACCCTTGCAACCTTTTCATAACCACCTGTTGCTTTCTTCTTGTCAGGCCTGAGACGTTTGTTGGTGACAATCTCATGGAGTGACGGATCATACTCACGAACCAACGTACCCCAAGGAATCAACTCAACTGTCTTGTTTTTCATTTCTGTGATAATGTCCTCAATAGAACCAGATACCACGACAACTTCTTTTTCTTTCATCGGAAATCATTTAAAATTTGTTCATCACTAATAGCACTCTTTGTATTCATCGGGTAAAAGGTTTGGGCAAGGGCATCGAAATAGTCGGTTGAACGTCCGAGCCTTTTCTTGATTTCATCTTTCTTTTCAATGATTATACTGCCGTTGGATTGAAACAACCACTTGACTTCAGTAGCTTCTTCCAACATCTTATCATTTGGGGGCAGACAGGCACCTGTCTTGTTTGCAGGGTTCAGCCAGTCTCTAACTGCCCAATACATGTAAGCTCTCATGTTTGCAAAGGAATAGACACCTGTCACATCAGTCAGGCCATTCGCACCTTCGGAGTTCTTACAGGAAATGGCATTGGTGTACCCCAACTCAAGCAGGCGGGAATAGACACCGGCACCTTCGCCAATGGTATCAATGAAAGCCATTGTGCCTTTCCTCTTGAGAACAGGAACAGTCATGCCAGCAACGTGCATGTGGTCTGCCCTGCCACCTGATTGATGAGCTTCAATGTTCTTGACATAGTATCCGAACCTATGGAGAACGACACTTACATCTCTACCCATTCCAGCCACATCGACACCAAGACGTTCATCAGCCGGTGGACAGCTGTTGGTCTCATTCATTATCTGCCAACGTTGGTTAGCAAGTTCAACCCATTCATAGGGTATAAGAACATCTTCAGCGACCTTCGGAAACATTCCAAGAACCTTTACCCTGAACAGGTCATTTGGCCTGTAAATACGTTCTTCCCAATGAAAATCACCTTCACCTTCATTGAAATCACCCTGTAGTATAGGGGTGCACCATTCAGCAACTTTATCCTTGATCCAATTGTAATCGACCTGTCCGGGAATTACCATCTTCTTTCTGACAACATTCTCTGCATTCAGGGAGTTCAACCTGAACTTGTGGAATCGGGAAGCTTTCATGGCCTTGGCAGCATAGCCGGTGGTTACATTTGGATTGAAGACAATCAGCAGGCGGGAATTGCCTTGCAGGTTTCCTTCGATGGCATTGTACACCGTCTCCGAGATCCCTGAAGCTTCTGTAACTACGAACATAGTATTGACAGCATGGAAGCCTGACCATGACTCTGTATTATCATCGGAAGCTTTAAAACCGGTAAGAAACCATTCTTCGTAATTTGTTCGGATATCTCCTGCAACTTGTCTGCCAGGTAACACCTTGGCATTTCTGAGTAGTCTCCTGACTTCAGGAACCATGATGTTCATAACCTGACGGCCTGTTGGTGCTGTCATGGCAACCTTGGTATTTTCGACCAATTCACCAGAAATTGGATTGAACTTTGGTGTTAGGTAGAAAAAACAAAGGGCAGCGCAAGCAGCGACAAAGTCTTTACCCCTTGCCGTTCCGCTTGCAACTGCCGTCATTGCATTGTACTGTACTGATGTGATTATTGCCTTCTGTTCTGCATCAAGTCGAGCATGAAGTACGTCACGGACAAACAGGTTCCAATCCGCTTGCCATGCCTTGAATATGATTATCTGACGCTTGTCTGCCATACTTGCTTTCAATGATGCTAATGCAATCCTTCTTGATCTGTTCACAGTCAATGCCTACACTTTCATAGAATAGGCTATGACCGCACAGGCATTCGTATGTGATTGATATTTTTCTTCTTTCTTCTGTAGTGAATCCGAGTCTGAATGTCTTGACAATAGCAAGGGCCTCTTTGATCATACCGGCTTCCCAATATGCAACGGCCTTGCTAGTCTTGGTTTCCATCAATCAGCCGATGCTGCTTTCATCATCTCAAGGAAAGGATTGATGGAGACATCAGCTTGAATGCTTTCGATGTAACCCCTGGCTTTGCCCTGTGTCTTCAGGTAAAAGAAAATCGATGCTTCCTTACCATCCATGATGTTCTGCTGTAGCTTGGTTTCAGCAAAGTCAATCTGCCCCTCCTTTTCGTTGTCAATGGCTTCCTTGAACTTGGCTATTCCATTATACCAATTGTAATATGAAGTCCTTCCCACTTTACACTTGTCGCAAGTGGCAGAGACGTTCCCTGCACACTTTTTGTAAGCTAAAAGGAAGTCCTTCTGCTGTTTGGTCATTCTTTTTTTAACTGCTTCATTCATAGCTTCCTTTTTTAATGTTCAACTTGTTCATAGGCGAGGGAACGATTTCTCAGAACAAGGTAGGGGTGCTGTCCACCTTCCTTGTTGGTGCAAAGTCCTGAAATTCAGCACAATCGACATCATGCCTTGATATTCCATCAACTCCGTCAACTGCCAATGCTTGTTCTTCCATATCTTCTTCGCCCTGTAATTTGTTTGCATTGTTTATCAACACACTTTCTTCATAGAAATACTTCAAGCCCCTTCCCATTGATTTACCCTTCCTTGTGTGCATGTCAAATGCGTAGTCAGGTATCTCCAAGTACTCCGTTTTCTGCATCTCCCAATAGACTGTGATTGCATGGTCCATGTATCTTGACTTCCTGCTTCTGACAAGAGCGATGACTGCTTGAGTGAAAGGCAACTTCTGCGGGTGGGATTTCTCCTGCTTCTCAGCCAACATGTCAAAGGCTTGCTTGAGGGCCATGATCTGAACAATCATGCTTGGTTCTCCGAGTCCACAATCCTCACTTGCCATGATGACCATACGCTTCCAGGCATACTTGGCATAATTGCTTTCATACAACTCCGCTGCCCAATACATTGCATACTTTTCGTCACAACGTCTGATTGATTTTTGAAAGGCCGATGCCACTTGGAAAAAATCATAACCCTTCTTTGTCTTTACTTCATAATCTGCCATAATGCTGTTCGTTTTTTGATTTATTAAATATAATCATAAAGAATAGGTTTCGAAAACATTAACTCTTTTATTATCAGATATTTATGTAAATATATCAACTCAATAAGGTATCTTGAGAGTCCTTTGATATTCGTGCTTCCTTGTGGCAAGTTTGGTGTCTTCCTTCAGGGCAATAGCATCACCGAACATTTGCTTCAGAAAGAGGGTGTCTGCCCTCTCCTGGTCTTTCGTTCTCAGGTTGGCACAACCACCGGTGTTTCCAAAAGTCTTCTGAGCAAGTGCTGTGAATCTTTGGTCATTCCAGCTGTATCGATGCACATAGGCATTGTAAGCCGAAATCCAATAGTCATCAGTCACAACTGCCTTTTCATGGAAGTATAGCTTGGAGCCTTCGAGCATCCCAAGGTCTCCATTAAGTATCCCTGTCAAGTGGATAGGGTGCATTTCATCGTAGGAAAGGGGGTTGGTTTCCTTGGATAGTCCGAAAAGGAAAGCTCCTGCAAGCTTGGCACAGTTACCAACGTACTGAATGATGTCGTATGCTTCGTCGGGATCCATCTTGGCTTTTTCTCCTGCCTGAACGTAATTTCTTGAGATGGCTGTGATGTCATCGTCTATCATGAAGACATTAGGAAACTTTTCATGAATGAACTGACGTTTCAAGGTCAGGCCCTTCAAACTGTCAGGGTGGGACAGAATTTCAATACCAGCATTGTGTTCAGCGTACAGGGCAACTTCAGCTTCCGGAACACACAGAATTACATTGCTGACGTTTTTCTTTGTGATTACCCTGTCGGCTCTACCCATTGAAGGGATTACTATTTTTATATCTACTGCCATGACTATTCTTGGAAATGGTCTCTAAACTGATCAACGTCAATGATAATAGCCTTGCCTGTTCGAGAGTTTTTGTAGGACTGGGCCTTGGTTATTCCGAGGACTGTTTCAAGGTAGGCGGTGTCGATGGAGTTTTTGGAAACAATGATTACAGCATCATACTTTTCCGAGAACTTGGGAACAAGAGGATAGGCACAATTCGTGTTGTCATACTGCTTGATCTGCTTTTCGTAGTCGGTAACAAAAGCCTTGAGTTCATCCTCCCTAAAGCCGATGTCCTTCAGGAACTCCTTTTCAAAGTAAAGGGCAAGCATGGCTTGGTCGATGGCAGCTACATTCTTACTCAAGCGAAGGTTCAATTCCTTTTCCTTTTCGAGTGGAAGATTGACTTCGGTGCAGGGAACTTCGGTGTAACCCATCTCCTTGGCTATCCGTACCCTTTGATGACCGGTCACAATTACATCGATGCGGTCTTCATGGATATTGACCACAATCGGATCCACGAAGCCAAACCGTTTTATTGAAGTGCGAATGTCTTCGTCTTCCTTTGGGGAAGCTTTCTTGGGATTGTACCCTGACTCCTTGAGTGAATAGATGTCCTTATAGACAATTTTTAATTGTTCCTTTTTTGCCATAGCTTATTTAGTTTGCTGACGTTTTTGAAAATCTTGTGATAGATAGGCCTGTCTCCTGTGACGTTCATCAAGGAATACATGAGCATCTTGATACTCCTGACAGCCGTAAAGAAATAGAGGAACAGGGCCAACATGGAAGCGGTGAACAGCACTCCATGACCGAAAATCAAGGTGGCTATAAAGCAGACAAGCAGAACTTCAAAGACTAGATTGTTGAAAGTAGAGAAGGTCTTTTTCAGGTTTTGGACAAACAGCTCAAACACACCATCGGGTATTGCTTGCTTGATCATGCTTAGGATTTCTTTCTTGTCAACGATAATCTTGTCAGCATTGTCATAAATGTAAGGACCGGCTATTGACTGATACAATTCAACCTTGTCTCCTTCATGAACAAGCAAGTGTCTTTTAGTGAAAATATCAACCTGACTGCCCCTGCAAATAAGGTATTCAAAACCCCATAGTTTTTTGTTGGCGGCAATCGCCCTTGAAATGTACTTGTCCATAGTGATAACAACAAACTCATCATCATAGTCAATGACAATGACTGTATTCTTGACCTCGTATCTTCCATTTTTCTTAGGAATCAATTCTCCAGGCTCAACCATTTCAAGGATCCCATCAGGGCCGACATTAGCACATAGGTAGGAATTTGATGTTCTACCAATATTGCCGACAACGTGCATGTTCAGCTTGTTGAGGAAAATCGTAACATGATTGTACACCTGATGATTGTTCTTCATACCTGTGAAACGGACGAACACTTCCTTTGTCAAGTTGTCATTCTTACTGATGTGCTCGAAAGGTTTGTTGTAAGCGACATTGGTTACAATGCCATTGGCAGGTGAAGCCATCCCTCCCCTGTAATTCTTTCCTGATGCAGCCAGGCTCCCATAGTAGAAAACAATGTCATCGAACCAATTGTTCAGGAACAATGTCAAAAAGATGGCAACCAATGCAAGCGTTATGTCGTAAAGGAAAAACAGAGGAACAATGAACGGTGCAACGAACCTCAGAATATTGAATGCTTTAATCATAGATTTGTCTTATTACATATTCGAGAATGTCTTCATACCTGTACCATGTGTTTTCCTTAATTTGCGAGGGAGCAATTCTTTCCACTTGATACCCTTCGAGATGGGCAAACGGATTAAAACCAAAAGGAATATTCACAAGGGCTGTTCCGCTTATCCTTTTCGATGCTTCAACGTAATAAAGGACACCGGCCTGACCTTCTATCAACTGCAGGTGGAAAATACCATTGAATAATCCAATCAACTTAGTGAAATAGGCCTGCTCAATAATCTCCCTGGCTGCTTCGTACACAGGATGGTCCAATGGCAGAAACTTGACATACTGATCATAACCATCCTTCAGCTGTACTTCCCTAGCCCACATATCAGAACCGATACAATCAACGACATACTCAGCTTTCTTGTCAACGAGTTCACTGATGCAGACATCGTCAAGCATCTGAAGTCCTTTAGAGCCGGCTGATTCTGAGTTTGGCCTGATGCAGACATTGCTATAACTAAACGTGGTTGGAATGCGAACCTTGAGATAATCAACTCTTTCAGCGAGGATTTCATTGACTCTAAGCTTGTCATACCAAACAGAATTGACTCCGTACTTTTTGGGGTTTCTCTGTCTTGTCAGCTCGTCAGCAGGAAATACAATAAAATCATCAAAGGAGTCCATTTCGTTGGAATTAATGACTGCTCCAATTGGCGACAAGTGAGTGAATATAGGGTTCGTGTCTGCCATAACCAAGTTACGACCATTTACTAATCCCCTTCTCTGAGCGTACAAGTAGCAAAGCTTGGCAGAATAACCGGCACGACCTCCTGATTCAAAAACAACATAGTCCTTGTCGCTCATCTGTATAATTTCTGAATATAGAACACTTCGGCAAATGGCATCCCTGATTCAAGTCCTCTCATGGCAGCAAGCGTCAGGATCCCTTTTTCATTAAGCGGGGATGGCGGTGCTTTCTGCTGTGTCAGATAGTTTTTGAATAGGCTGACTTTATCATTGATGACATCGGTAATTTCATGATACCATCTTCCCCCAGGAATACTTGTCATTTCACAACCGACAAACGGATACTCATAAAGTGCAACAAGCGATGGCATGAAACCTTCCTTCAATCTCATGGAAGCAAGGAAGCAGTCGTACAATTTCTTGTGGTCTTGGTGGTGCGAAGGGTAGCAACAGAACACTTCGTCAGGTTCAAATTCAGTAATCTGCCGATCAATTGCACTTGTAAGACTTTGAGCATCAACAGTATCAAGGATACCATCATGACCTAATACGAAAATATGCTGACTTGCATTTAGGGATTCAACCACAGCATCGAACTCAGCCATTCTGACGGCAATATCTTGCTTGATGTCGGTTCCACCGATGGTTGCTATGAACAACCGGATATCAGAACCTTTGGCTTTCTCGTGAAGCAAATAACCCCCGCATCCGAGTGTTTCATCGTCTGCGTGGGGTGCTATGACAAGTATCTTCTTCATTTTTAGGTGGTCAATAAGGCTCAAATATACTAACAATGTGGGTAATACACACACTTATGTAGCATATAAGTGCCATCTTCATGCTTTTCTTGTCAAATACTTTGCAATATCCAAACGACCTATTCCTTTCGGTCAGGTTGCTTTTTCTAATTTCATAAAGGGTTTAGGGAGTATCTACTGCTTAGGTTTAACCTTCGAAAGCGAATTGAGAAGTGAAAATTTGGACAATAATCTGTAAGAAACTGAGGACTGCAACGGATGCATCGTCATGATGTCGACAGAATGATTCTGGGAGGCATCTATCAATGTTTCCACTCATTTGAAAGGGCAAGCAATGTTATTGATTATAAGGATTTTAGCAGCATGTCCCAAAACATGAATTTTTTGTACATAAATTAAAAATAAAGTTGTACATTGTTATGTTTTTTCTGCTCGGATTTCTGTGGGTTTTATAAGTTAGTGACTTAAAAAAAGCAAAGGAATGGATTTTTAAAACCCTAATTAGTAACTACTAAACCACTCAAAGCACATGCGCCTGAAGGCCTACACTGGCTACCCTTTATGGGCAATCCTAAGAGTGACACAACATTTAATTAATAAATAAACTTTGCTATGGACATTCAGGACAAAACCAAGGAAGAACTCCAAAAGGAGTTAACGGAATTACTTTATGAGAATGATTCTTTAAAGGCATTAAAAGGGGAACGAGCAGCAGAGTTAATCCTTGCAAACAAGGAGCTTGCCTATCAAAACAAAGAGAAAGAAAAACGTGCAGATAAGTTGATCATTGCTAACAAAGAACTTGTCTTTCAGAACGAAGAGAAGGAAAAACGGGCGGCAGAACTGGTCATTGCAAACAAGGAACTTGCTTTTCAAAATGAAGAAAAAGAAAAGCGGGAAGCAGAATTAACAAGAAGTAAACACCTACAGGACGAGACTGGACGATTAGCAAGAGTTGGCGGTTGGGAATTTAGCCTTAAGAATAATGAGCTGAGTTGGTCGGAAGTGACATATGGGATATTTGAAGTCGAACCGGATTATCAACCAACAATCGAATCTGCTATCAATTTCTACGCTCCAGAATCAATACCAGTTATCTCTGAAGCAGTGCGTCAAGCCATTGAGGAAGGCAAGTCTTTCGATGTAGACCTGCAATTGATTACAGCAAAGCAAAACAGCATTTGGGTTCGGGCTATTGGTCAAGCATATCGTGACAACGGGGAAATAGTGAAAATTGTTGGTGGGATCCAGGACATCAACGATCGCATTCTGACAGCACATAAATTAATAATTGCAAACAAGGAACTTGCTATTCAAAATAATGAAAAGGAAAAACGGGCTGCAGAGTTAATCATTGCAAATAAAGAACTTGTCTTTCAGAACGAAGAGAAAGAAAAACGGGCGGCAGAACTGGTCATTGCAAATAAAGAACTTGTCTTTCAGAACGAAGAGAAAGAAAAACGGGCGGCAGAACTGGTCATTGCAAAAGAACACGCTGAACAAAGCGACCGTTTAAAATCTGCCTTTTTAACCAATATGTCGCATGAAATTCGAACTCCAATGAACGGCATTTTAGGGTTTTCCGGATTATTGAAAGAACCCGGGCTTACTGGTGATGAGCAGCAAGAGTATATCAGCATCATAGAGAAAAGTGGAGCTCGTATGCTCAATATCATTAATGACATTGTTGACATTTCAAAAATAGAAGCTGGTCTGATGAACGTTAATATTACAGAAACTGATATAAACGGGAAAATCGAATCCGTTTATCTCTTCTTTAAACCCGAAGTTGATGGAAAAGGAATGCAGCTTCTCTTTAAAAAAACCTTACCGACAAAAAAAGCCATTATTAGAACAGACAATGAAAAAGTCTACTCAATTCTCACCAATCTTGTGAAAAATGCCATTAAATACAGCGACGAAGGCATTATAGAATTTGGGTATCAAAAAAAGGACGAAACCCTTGAATTTTACGTGAAAGACACAGGAATAGGGATTCCCAAAAACAGGCAGTCAGCCATATTTGAGCGTTTTATTCAGGCTGATATTACCAATAAAAGGGCTCACCAGGGAGCAGGATTGGGCTTGTCGATTTCAAAAGCCTATGTGGAGATGCTTGGCGGCAAAATTTGGGTAGAAAGCGAAGAAGGCATTGGCTCAACATTTTATTTCACCTTACCTTACAATGCTGAACCGAAAGAAAAAAATGTTGTTAGAAATATTGTTCCGATGCAAAACGAAAAGAATCAGATTAAAGCCCTGAAAATATTAATAGCCGATGATGATGAAACATCGGAAATGTTTATTTCAATAACCACCAAAGAGTTTAGCAAAGAAGTTATAAAAGCAAGTACGGGCAATAAAGCCATCGAAATTTGCCATACCAATCCTGACCTTGATTTGATTCTCATGGATATTCAAATGCCTGATTTGAATGGTTATGAAGCAACCCGACAAATCCGTCAATTCAACAAGGACGTTGTCATAATAGCACAAACAGCTTTTGGACTGTCAGGTGACAGAGAAAAGGCAATTGAAGCGGGCTGCAACGATTATATCGCAAAGCCCATTGATAAAGATCAATTATTGGCATTAATTCAAAAGCATTTAAAGAATTAAAAAAACGCTCCATAACACCACCCAAACCACATGCACCTGAAGGCGTACGCGCCCTAGCTACCCGTTAGCTGCAAGGGTTGAACCCGTTTCATGAAGTCTTCTCGTTAATTTTAACATCAAAAACCAAGAGAAGATTATTACATTTTCGTATTTTTGCAATATGTATTATAGACGTAAGATCTTATTGGCTCTATTAGAGACATTTAATAACAAGCTTGACAAAATAAGTTTGCAAAAATTGTTATTGTTAATTGCTAAATATCAACAAAAACCTGATTACTTTTTTGTACCCTATAAATTTGGTTGTTATTCCTTTCAAGCTAATGCAGACTTGACAACAATGATAAAATACAATCAGGTTAAATCTGAAAATAATTGTTGGATTAAAACAGATTCTGATAATTATTTTTCAAGTTTGAAGGAAAATGACAAACAAGCTATTAATAAAGTTAAATCACTTTATGGTAATAAAAGTGCAGATGAGCTTATAAAGATTACTTATTTGAAGTACCCTTATTATGCTGTTAATAGCACAATTGCTAAAGACAGACTTAGTGATTCAGAATACAAGTTGGTTTTAGACGCACGACCAATATCAAATAAGACGATTTTATATACTATTGGATACGAGGGTGTTAGCTTAGAGGAATATTTGAACAAGCTTATATTGAATGATATTAATGTTCTTTGTGATGTTCGTAAAAATCCTATAAGTATGAAGTTCGGCTTTAGCAAAGTCCAATTGAAAAAAGCTTGTGAAGGTCTTGGGATTGAATATGTTCACATTCCCGATTTTGGAATAGATTCGGATAAGCGGCAAGAGTTAAATACCCAATTGGATTACAATAATTTGTTTGCTTTATATCGTTCAAGTACTTTGAATGAAACAAAAGAAAAGCAAGAAGCATTATTGGCTTTGTTAATTGAAAGGAAACGTGTTGCATTAACTTGTTTTGAGGCAAACGTATGCCAATGTCACCGGAAACATTTAGCCGATGCAATTGTAGGATTACCCGGATTTAAATACGAACTGAGACACATTTAAGATGGCATTAATCAAGCTACTTATAACTGTCACAACCTACCCATTGCCTTCGAGAAGTTATGATGAATTGGTTTGTACGGCTGGAGTAACAGAAAATGGTGACTGGATTCGTATATATCCTGTGCCATTACAGTTTTTGAAAGGATTAAGAAAGGATGGAAAAGTTAAAACATTTAAGTACAACTGGATTGAGGTTGATTTAAAAAGAAGAACTGATGATTTTCGCCCAGAGAGTCATTCTCCAACCGATTATTCATTTAAAGATATCATAGTCCATGGCGATATTGGAACTGAGAATAATTGGGCGGAAAGAAAAAAGTTCTGTACTCAGAATGTTTATACTGAAATATCACAACTAATTGCTGACTCTCAAGCACCTAGTAATATTTCACTTGCGACTTTTAAACCAAGTCAATTTATTAGCTTTGAAATTGAAGAAGACGATCGGGAATGGAAAAAAGAATGGAGAGAGCAGTTCAAGCAACTTCAACTTAATTTTGGAGAAACAGAAGAAGGTTCTCAACGAGAAATAATTTCAAAAATACCATATAAGTTTTTCTATAAATTTAAAGATTCTCAAGGTAGGATAAGTCGTTTAATGATTGAAGATTGGGAAATCGGAGCATTATATTGGAATTGCCTGAGATCTTCTGATGGTGATGAAGAAAGAGCCTTGCAGAAAGTTAGAGAGCAATACGAATCAAACTTTTTTAATAATAAGGATCTCTATTTATTTCTGGGGACAACTAAGGAATGGCATATGCGCAGAGGTAGGAATCCATTTGTTATTATTGGAGTTTTCTATCCAAAAAAAGAGAACCAACTCAGACTTTTTTAGCTTTATTGCGCGTTAAGGGATCTCAAACTATTCATCAAAAAAGCCCTGCAGCTAACACCAGCTAAGCCACATACGCCTGAAGGCGCAAGCGCTCAAATTTCAAAAAATCAACTCAACCTAAAAACTTGGACCGTTTTATCCAAGTCCTATAGTTCTTTGTACTTTTTCTTATAATATACGATTAGCAAGTCTAACTCTACAAGCGAAAGGCGACAGATATTATGCTTTTTGATTTCAAGCATATCTGTCGCCTTCAAGCCTATCTTTTTTATCAGTCCTCTGCGATATCCCTGGATATTGCCTTCATCGAACCGATTACATGGAACACATTGAGCGTTGCAGTTGAACTCATCGAACCTTGTGGACATATGCTTCCTGTTAACATAGTGTCCGCAATCACAGGTGCTAAAAGTGACCATAGCATCACAGCTGATACATCTGCCGTAACCTTCCATCGTATCCCTTTTCCTGATAAACTTTGAGAATATTTCATCGAGCCTTGCAACTTTTTTACTTTTGTCTGATTTTGGTTGTTGTCTCTGCCCCCACATTAAAAGGGCAGGTCATCGGAACCTTCCGAGCCATCTGAGTGAGCGAAGTCATCCTTCGTAGCTGCATTGTCAGGTTTGGGTGCGCCACCTGAGTAGGTTGATTCTTCGGGGTTGTAACCACCTTCAGGCTTCTTGCCAAGCATCTGAATGACATCGGCAAGGATTTCGGTTCTGTACTGAGCAACTCCGTCCTTCTCCCATTTGCGGGTGACGATCTTTCCTTCGACATACAGCTGACTGCCTTTCTTGATGTACTTTTCTGCGATTTCCGCAAGTCCTCGCCAAGCTACAAGATTGTGCCATTCGGTTCGATCAGGAATTACGACCCCTGCTTTGGTGGTGTACCCTTTTTCTGTTGTTGCAAGGGTTATGGAAGCAACGGCTGTTCCTCCGTCAAGGTAACGTACTTCGGGATTTTTGCCCACATTTCCGACTAAAATTACGCGATTTACTGACATACTTTTGTTTTTATTGGTTACTTATTTTCAAAAATGAACTCTTGCATTATATTGATTTTTTAAACTGCTTAACGAATACCCGAAATTCAGGCCATGATGCCATCCAATTGTCATAAGTGTAAAGCATATTGTAAATGCTACATGGTCTCCGACCAACAATGGCAGCGATGTTATTGTGATGCATATCAAGATTGTCCTTACAGTAGTTCGCCAATATTGCCCTGCCTGCTGTGTATGCAACTTCCCTTGATGCTGACTTGATATTGTTGATGCCAACAACATCTTCAATTACCTTGATGATTCTATTCATCTCATCTTCTTCAAGAGCCGGCTGAAAGTTTACTGAGATCCCAATACTTTTAGCAATCATCATTAATGACCTTGGTTCGGGGTGGGAGTTGTAGCCATGTATCATCAGGACTGAATCACACTTCTCAAGTTCAGGCAGGCATTTCCCAAGCCTTAATTCCCATTTCTCAGTGTTGTCAGACTTGGCTGAATTATACACTTCAAAGCCTTCCTTTATCAACATCGCTTCTGCTGTGTAAAACAGTCCTATCTGCTTCTGACTGGCACCTTCTATCTTCCCTGAAAGGAACACTTTACTCATAGCGAACGTAGGAATTGACAGTCATCTTTGCCACCTGGCTGACGATGTAGACAACATAGTTTCTCAAGACACTTGGTAGGCCTGAAACTTCATTTCTACTGATCTTCAGGTACTCAGACTTGATAAAAGTGCTGTTCGTCAATCCCCTCTCGTGCATTCTGTCGAAAGTTGTCCGTCTCAATCTCTTGTCTTTGGCGAGTCCGGCTTTGAGTGACAACCTTTCCTTTACTGTTCCTTCCAACTCTGAGTCCAAAATCACACAGAACCTTTCGTCATGAACGATGTCCAAAAACGTTTTGAATTTTTCTCTTACTTCATCTGCGTTTATCGGTACTTTGGCCTGAACGGGCTGTTTAATTTCTTCAGTCATTTTTCCTTTGTATAAATGTTTCTAAGTGGTTGTTCGTCAATCGTCTTGGTCTCCTTGCACCGGATATGGTTTTGATAACTTGCATCATCAGCTTTGTCTGCCCGATCTGTGCAATACTTGTACAACCAACCGAAGACAATCTGAGTGTCGAGCCTGTCGTAAGCGATGCCATACTTGCCCATCAAGGCCCTATCGAAGCAAAGCCTGAAATCATCGGGCTTCAGAAAATAGAACTCATCCAATATCAGGTCTGCGGTCCTTGCAATCTGAATGTCGTTCATGGTCTTGCCTACGTTGAAAGCCTGAACGGTGTCTGTCAGAATGTAACCCATCAGTGCCTTGGCCTTCGTTTCTCCTGCTTCGGCCTTGAATTTGGCTATCGAGCAGGTAGGGCTGCTGAAGACATCTTCAATGGTTTTAGGGTGCATCGCTTGATAATATTGCAATGGCAAGGTTTTTAAGATTCTCAACGCTTGCTCTGCGTCCTTGGGCATCATCTCTGTAGGCACCTTTCCTGACTGACGTATCTGGGCTATTGCCAACTGCGGTAGTATTTCCATTTCTTTCATTTTTCAAATAATTACCTTCGATTACTTTTGTGAAATTCGCTGACTTGAAAAGCCAATCGAAACTTGCCAGCCAACCCCTGTCGTTGTAACCCAACAACATCGGGCAGTTCAGGACGATGTTCAGCATCTCCTTTACACCGTCCTTCCCATGTTCCTTGATTCTTGCCCTCACTGCGGTCTTTCTTGCCTGTGACATCGGCAGGGTTACTTTGGGCAAAATCTGGCCGAGCTTAGTGTTGAAATTCGCTCCAAGAGCATTGAAATCAATTGCATCAAAATCGGGTGGATCCCCAATGGGGATTATAGGGGTACTTTTATTTACTATACTATACTTTACTCTGTCATTTTTTTCAGGAATAATGATCGATTCTTCCGGAATAATGATCGATTCTTCAGGAAGAATGACGTATTGTTTAGGAATAATAGCGTCTTTTCTCTTTGCCCTTACACACATTTCTTTAAATCTTTTCTGAATAGAAAACGATGTCAGAACATTGTGCTTCTTGAGGGTCGCTTCAGAAAACAAGCCTATCTCACAGCAATAATTGACGATATTGATTACATCTTGCTCATCGATGCTGAAGTACTCGGCAATGTCAAAAGCAAGGTCATTGTTCCAATCAAGGAAACAACCTTTCACCCTGTATATCTCGCACAGCAAATAATCATAAACAACTAATCCGTCACTCTTGAGGCGTTTCTTCAATCTTTTGATACGCATATCCTGATACCGGTCGGTATCAATATTGTAGTATATGAATCCTGTTTTATTGGTTGCCATCTCTAAAAGTTTTGCAGATTTGCTTCAAATTCTTCTATGCTTATTTTGTTCAGATAGACAGCGAAGATCACGTCCTTCACTTTGTCATACAATTCCCTGAACTCAAACTCACCCATGCTGTCGAAAGAAATGCTTACAGGCTTCTCAAGCCATTCCCTCCTTGCGATGGAATAAGTCAAAGTGCAATATCCAGCAGCTACTTGAACTGTTTCTCTGAACATCTCCTTATTGTGGTGGAAGAACTCATCCTGTTCTTCATTCAGATACGCCCAAGAAGTATTTATCAAAGCAAAATACTTTCGAAGCAGTCTGATATTCCGAACCTTCGTGACCTTGACTTTGTAAAACTCATCAAGCTTCAACTTCTTCTTGTTGTCGAGATCTTCGTCATACAGGGGTACAAGACCTAAGAACGTGTTCTTTACAATTATTTCCATATTCAATCAAAAAAGCCTACCCCAAGCAAGTGTGCAACCTTGCAAAGAGTAGGCTTAATCGAACTTCGAGAGTCCGTATTACTTAAATCGTTTTGCACGACGATGGATTGAAGCTTTTTACTGCGGTAAAGATAAACTAAATATGTGGGTATTGCACACATCATGACAAAATAAATGGTTTTAAATTGTGTTTTATTCATCATGAATCCCATATTAAAACGGCTGATTGGTTACGTTCAACTTTACTCCTGGTCTTGCGATGGCAACCGGCCTGCCTATCGCACTTGCGATAACTTGGTGGAACTCACTCTCATCTGCGTTCTTTTCAGACATATGGACCAACAAGACATTGTAAACATTGGTCAAGTCTTCAGCATTAAGCCAATTCTTACAGGTCTGCAATTCCATGTGGGAAACCATTACTCTTTCAGCGACCATTGGATGGGTGACACCGTTGGCGATACTTACAGCCATAGCTGCATCAGAATAATTACATTCAATTAAAATATGGTTGAGGTTCTTAAAATGGTATCCACACAGAAACGTATCTGTGATAAAAACCAAGTTTCCGATTTTCGGATGGTTGACTAGGAATCCAAGAACAGGAACATCATGGGCGCCTGGGAACGGATACACTTTGAAGTTACCAACCATGAACCCCTTATCAGGCATGATTTCAGTCGTTCTCTTGAGGGGTTTCTTTTCAAGTACGTCACTATTGGCAAACACAGGAAACACAAACTCAAAATCTTTGGCGTATTTCGAGTGGTCTCCATGAGAGTGGGAAATGATACAGCCGGAAACCTTCCTGACATTGAAGCCAAGGGCTTGCTTGACTTTCGCCAAACTAACCCCTGCTTCAATGATCAATGCTTCTGTATCATCCTGAAGGACGTAGCAGTTACCTGCGCTATTGCTTCCAAGGACGATCAACTCCATTAGTAGGGCAGGTCTTCCTTTTTGGGAGCAGCATCATCAAAGGTTGTTTGCTTACTTTCATTTCCATCAACAGGGAAAAAAGCAACATCAGTGATATCGATATTCTTGTTCTCAAGGTTATCGATCTCATTGTCACGGGTGGTATGCGTTTCATCATTCGAGATCATTGTCTGCATCTCAATAGACAGATAGCCGTACTTACTCAACAGGTGTCGGATAGTGGTCTTCAAGGCCATATCAGAAAAGTTTCCTGTCCAACCAACAGCAGAAGATTCCAAATTGGAATTGGAAAGCTTGATCAGACTTTCAACGGTTGTTTTTGCATCACCCTTCAAGCCAGGCGAAAACCTTTTAGCATGTTTTGCCATTTCTTCAACAGTCGAATAGAACGTCTTCTTGAATCCGTTCAGCAGCTCGAAGTAACAGAAATAACCGATGACTTTATCGGAAACCCTTTCTCCGTCAAAATTGATTTCTCCTGAGAGTTTGTTCACCTTGTTGACTTCGCCTTCATAAACGATATCAGCATTGATGGTGCGGTACGAACCGGTTCTCATGGCCAGCTGTATGTAGCCTTTGTATCCGGGCATGAATGTGGGGGTAGGCACTTTCAGCCATGAGCCGTTTGCTTGCTTAACATTGTTGTTGAAACAGACAATGTAAGCAAAACCCAAAGCCTTGTTGATAGGCAACTTTAGGACGGCAGCTTTCAAAGCTTCCATAACTACTGCCTTGGGATCGCATCTCTGAAGCGAATTGTCGCTGTTGTAGAGGTCGATGACCGAGGCCACGAATGCACCTGAATTTTCATTCAAGGCATTCTTAAACTGTTCCTGAATTGAGGGTGCATTCATTACTGACTTCAGTACGTCAATACCTCTTTTTGCAACTGTTTGTTCCATAATCGTTTTTGGTTTAGTGTTATATAAAGATAGTCAAAGTGTGTGTAATAACCACACATACAGGCACATAGAAGTGTTAATGGTTGTCAATGCTCAACAATTTCAAGTTCGCTGTATCCCTTGTCAACGACTAGGTTGATAATCTGAGCATCCATTTCAGGAATAGAAGTGATTGACTCGCGGTTATCTAGCCAAATCGGTGCAAACACATTGTAAAACCTTGAGATGGCATCAATGATGTCAAGTCCGGCTCCTATCTGCATGGCGTTGTTCAGCGTTCCATAGGGTACACCATCGACCATACATTCAAAGTCAGGTACAATCTGTCCATCGACTTGTTGCTTGAACAATCGGAACTTGGTGAACTTGAACATTTCATTGATACGTTTCTGATACTCCGTACTTTTGGCAAATTCAAAGTTCTTTATAGTGAACTCCTGCTTTTCAAGGTCAGCCATCAGCTGGCTTGCATCGGTAATCATCCCTTGGATCTGTTTTATCCGAGTGTTAGTGTTTTGAATGACTCCCTTCAGGGCAATCTTACTTTTCAAGGCATCTATTTCATTTCCGACAGAGACCTTCTCAGCCTTGATATCATCGGTGGTCTGTTCCTGAGTAGGTGCATCAAGGTCAGCCTGAAGGTCTTCTATCTCCTTTTCAAGAGTCAAATAACCATCGGACATCTTGTAGTCTCCGATTGCTGCCTGAAGTTCAGAAAGGGTAGTTGCCACCTTCAGCATGGCATCTTCCATTTCTAAGATGTCGATGTCAGGTGTTTCTTCGAGCAATCTCAAAGCTTCAACGATTTCAGCAACTCTTGTAACCTTTCCTTTGCCACCACCAATATTCGTTGTCAGCCTTTTTGCTTTTGCAGTATTGAAGTTCGAGGTAAGTTCAGCCTGCTTGCTTTCAATGTCTGAAATATCAAGAGGACGTTTACAGGTAGGGCAATCGAATGTACCATCAGGAAAGACAAGCGATTCAGCATTTATTTTCTTGTACTCCGTTCTCAAGATCCCAAGGTCTTGTTCAAGGGCCACTTTCTCTGATGTCAGATTGTGCTTAGTAATTGCTTTGCTGTTGTTGGTTCGGGCTGCTTCAGTCTTCGTTTCTTGCATTTTTGCAAGGCCAGTCCGGACTAAAGCAATAGCTTCCTTCCGTTTGGTTTCTTCATCAAAGCCGAATTTCTGAAGACTCAACTTCAGTTCGTTTATCTTGCCTTGGAATTCCATCCTGCCCTTGTTGGCTGAACTCATTCTTGTGGCAATGTCACTCAACTCACTTTCGATTTCTACCAAGCGAGCTTTCTTCTTTTCGATGTCCGCTTCAATGGCTTTCAGATTGGGCATCTCAGGCATGTGCTGGACAAGTTCATCTACTCGTGGCTGAAGGTCTGCGAGTTCGTTTTTCAGCTTTAACTTCTTGGCATTGATGGTTTTCCTGAAAGCTTCAAAGGATGCACCGGAAGCATCAAGGAGCAGTTTCTTGAAGTCTGCATTCTTACCGGCAATATCATCATCGGAAAGAGAAACCATCGAATACAGAATGTCACGTTGGGCATCAGGCTTCAAACTTGGGAAGTAAGAAGGGTTGGTTATAACCCTGAAACGCTGTTGGTCACAAAGGCTTTCAATCTTGGCATCGTATTCTGACTTCTTGACTTCACAATTGTCAATGTAGTACTCCGTCATGTTTGACTCGAATACTTCCTCAATCATAGTTTTTGGCTTCACCCATTTTTCCTTGTACACACGTTTTAATAGTAGTTCGACACCATCGATGTCGTACACACCCTCAACTTCACAAGCCAGACGGTGGGTAATCTCTCCGTCTGATTTATACTTCTTCAGCTGGTAGTCATTCCTGCCCAGGTGATCCTTGCCAAACTTCAACCAAAGGTCGGCATCATTAAGCGAGGTCTTTCCTGACCCATTTCTTCCATGAATAAAGGACTCCTTGCTATCAAAATCAAAGGTCGCATTCGCAATACCTTTGAAATTGGTCAAGGTCATCCTTTTGAGATACATTTTCATTCCTGATCTTTTTTATGGTTTATAAACAAATCCAAATTACTTTTCTTGTAGGTAAGCAAGCCGCCAATCTTGTCAGCTCTAAGGACGTTGTCCTTTCTCCATCTGTAAAGGGTAGTAAGGCTCAACTTGATGTTTTTCGCCAACAAATAGCCTAGGGCTTCATTGGGAGTAAAATACATTTCTTCTGCAGTCTGAACTACTGAAGCAGGTTTGGTCAGTACAGCTGTCATTTCGAGAAATTCACCAACTGTCAACATAAATAATGGTTTGCTATTATCAATCATAGCTGTTGGTCGGCTCTAGCAACAAGTATCAATACTCTTTCGTAATCAGCAAGGGTGAAAGAATCCTCAGTGAAGTCGATTTTAGCGACAACCTTTCCATCTTTCAGCGTGTTAATCAGGTTCAGCTTGAAATTCAGGACCACCTTCATCCCATTCGGGAAATCGTGTGTCATGGTTTCATTTGCAGTTTCAAAACTAGTAATCCAATTGTAATTCAGTATTTCGTTATTCATTGTGGATCTATTCAAAAAGTTTATTTTCATGTGCAAAATTCAGAAACTCAACCATCGAGTGAAGGTTCAACTTCGAAAGGACATTCCGTCTGTGGTTACGGACAGTATGGATTGAAAGGTACAGCTGGTCTGCGATGCTTTCGGTAGGGATGCTCATGATGTACAATTTCATTACCTCCAGCTCCCTGTTGCTCAACTCACAGCTGAACTTCGGTTGGCAGATGGTTTTGAAATACTTGCACTCAGACTTCATTGGGCAGGCGATAGGCCCGTAACGCCTTCTTCCTGTTGGAAGTATTGGCTGATGTTTTTCGATGCCGATACAGCAGTTTATTACCCTTCTTGCCATAAGAAAATGGTAGTAACCTTGGTTTGCGGAACTTTTAGCATAGGCTTTCATTAAAGCGCTGTACTGCTCAGGATAAAAGGTTTTGCTATGTTCGAGAATGTCCTCAATAATATCGGTATCTTCTTCGGTAAGGGGCCTGACAGAATCCTCACTTACTTCCCGATACATCGCTTCCCCAGAGGTAGGATTGGAAAACAGTTCTTTCATACAAACAGCCTTTCTACTTCGATGCCGGTCTCCTCCGACAGAATGGTTAGAAACTCAGACTTGCCAGGCTTCGTCTTGCCTTTTACCCACAAACGGACAGTTCCGGCATCAATGCCACAGCGGTCTGCTATCTTTTTAATGAACTCCGTCTTAGGGGCTGAAGCGTGGGGCAGCCCCTCATAGAAACTTGTCAATGTCTTGTTCATAGCTTTCAAATGTCATTTTTATAAGTTATTACTATAAATGTGTGAGAATACCACACCTTTTACCTATCTTTACCTTAGTAGCATAGTAGGAACATGTAAATATAATGATAATAAATTATATAATATCATTATTCAATATATATTATACAAATTAGTCCATAATTTAACTTATACAGAAATGATTGATTTCGGCGGTAGATTAAAGTCTATAAGGCAAAAAATGGGGCTTACTCAGCAAGAGTTTGCGGATAAATTGGGATTAGCTCAATCGTTCTACTCTCTCTGTGAATCAAACAAGGCGTTTCTCGCTTTGTCTAAATCTGAGGTGCTTTTCAAGGAATTTGGGGTTTCTCCTCAATGGTTCTTTTCTCCTGAAGACTATGAAAGTGTAATAATGGAAAAACCATTAGCAAAGTCGGATTTATCCTCGACACAAGGAATAGATGCTTTTCATAAACTTATAGAGCTATTCTATAATTCACAGGATCAGATAAAGACATTAACTGAGATATTACTTGACAAGGATGCTGTCATAAAGCAAAAGGACGAAGAAATTTTTAATCTTACAAACGAAATACTAAACTGTGGTTGTCGTACTAGAAATAAAAAATGATGGAAAACACCCAACTTTCAAAATTACTCATGCTGTATAAAGCAGCTATCGAACAGAACCTATCTCCTGGTGAATTTGCCAAGGAAGTTTTGGATGCAAAAATCCAACTCGACAAGGTTTTCACACTCACAGGCAGTGAGGACGAAAATCTGAAGGACTATTTGACAGAACTCGAACATTTAAACAAGTACACCAATGAATGACCTGAACAGCGTTAAAGTTATCGAAAGATATTACGAAGCACTTGATCTTGTAGTAGCAAACAAAAAAATCAGAGGTGTTGCCACCTTCACGAATGCCCATGGCTTTGACCGTCGTGCAATGTACAACGTCAAAAAGAATCCAAAAAGCGACATGTTTCAGATGTCTTGGATGGCTGCCTTGATTTCGGATTTCGGTGTTTCGGCCAAGTGGCTAATGACAGGGGTGGGCGGTATGTTCGAAAGCGACTCAAAGTAGCATATCAACCAACTCGTTCTTCATCTCTTCGTCAATCTCCCTATACCTTGCGAAAGCTTTGCTGCCTTCAACGTGACCACTCATTGGCGCTATCAGGTTTGGATCCTTGACTTGCTTATACAGATTACCAATAAATGCCCTTCGAGCCATGTGACTGCTTGCCACTTCGTTCAGAGGGCGTTTTTCTTCCACTCTTGTCGTGGAGTTCAGGACAGTAACAATCCTCGTCAACTTAGCAAGCGCGAAAGCATCCCTGATGGCATCATTGTACCTTGGCTCAGAGATAAACGGAAACAGCTTCTCTCTATCATCGTCTTTGTACCTTTCATATATTTCCTTTGCCATAGCGTTCAACGGCACTCTGACAGTAACAGGGTTCCCTTCCTTGGTCTTGCTGGCAATATACTCGACGGCACCGGCTATCAGATTATTTTTCGTCATTCTGTAGAAGTCTCCAATTCTGCAACCAATCAGGCATTGGAATACAAAAATATCCCTCTGAACAGCAAGGGCCGGCCTTTCTGACAAATCATGCTTGTACAGCTTATTCCTTTCTTCTATTGTTATGTAGTAAGGCGTACCATAGACAGCTTCGACAATTGTGTAATGTACGAAAGGATTGTTCTTGAAACGGCCTGTATCATTCCCCCATTTGATGAATGATCTGAACTTCTTCATTATGCCATTACAGGTGTTCTGTCCTCTCGGTTCGGGTTTTCTTGATTCAGGAACTCTCTTGTAGATGTCGGGGTACAATTTGGACGTTTCGTGTTCTTTCTTCAGGAATGTCTCAAATTCCGACAATGTGTCTTCATTCATAGTCTCAACATCGAGTACAAAGCTTTTGTCTGTCTTTTGCTTGTACATCTCAAACCTTTTCAATGACCGACCAAAAACATTGATTTGCCTGATCCTATCGTATGACACCTTCTTTTTGCTGACAAACTCATCGAACAGAACATGGATGGTAGGACCAACTTCATCGGCTAGAATGTACTTTTCAGGAAAGTGAAACTTATCAATGGTAGTCTCAAGCCACTCCTTAGTCAATATAGACTTGTCAGAGGACTCGTATGCTTTCAGGATAAACTTTATCAGGCGGTTGAGTTTTTCACTCAAAGTTATCAACTCTGTACGTTCGGCATTCTCAATCTTTGGAATAGAAATCTCGTTTTTCTTTGTCCATCTTTTAGAGGACACAAACAAGCCCGACTTTACTCTGTGCCTTTGGGTGGAACTTGCAGAAAAACGAATCAGGATCCCTGAACGCTGTAACTCATCCGTCTTGGCAGACAGACTCAAAGTGATTGTAGCCATACTTGAAAATTGTTGTCGGACAAAGATAGTCATTCTTTATTTTTGTCCACCAATTGTCCACGAACTTTAAACGTAACTGATTTGCATTGATTATATTTGGCGTACAAACTCTCGGAACCCCTCTGAAATGGAGGGAAGTGGCCTATGTGGGTAATGCACACAATACCATCTTAATGCGTATTTCAAGTCTCCACGGGATCACGACCAAAAAAGGCTAACTGCTCTAAATGAAGCGGTTAGCCTTTTTGCTATTAATTCTTGAAATACTTTTGTATTAGTGAAAGTAATTCCCCTTTGTTAATGGGTTTTGCGATATAATCGTTGCATCCTGCATCCTTTGCCTTTTCTTTGTCGCCAGTTAGTCCATAAGCTGTTTGCGCAATTATGACAACATCTTTGTTGAATTCTCGGATTTGTCGGGTTGCTTCATGATGTTTCATCGTCTTCGGCAATCAATATTTTAAGGTTTTTAATCTCATTCTCTTTGTCTTCTGCAGAAATGGATTTTCCAACAACTTTTTTTTCTTCCGGTTCAGCATTATATGGTAATGTGAAATAAAATATGGAGCCAATGCCAACTTCACTTTCCACCCAAATATTTCCGCCAAGCATTTCCACATAGGCTTTAGAAATTGACAAGCCCAATCCTGCTCCTTGAAATGCCTTTTTATCGGTAATATCAGCCTGTATAAAACGCTCAAAAATGACATCCTGTCTGTCTTTTGGAATCCCAATACCTGTGTCTTTCACGTAAAATTCAAGGGTTTCACCCCTTTTTATATAGCCAAATTCTATTGTCCCTTCATTGCTGAATTTAATGGCATTTTTTACAAGATTGGTGAGAATTGAATAGACTTTTTCATTGTCTGTTCTAATAATGGCTTCTTTTGCCGGCAAGGTGTTTTTAAAGAGAAGCTGCATTCCTTTTCCTTCAACCTGGGGTTTAAAGAAGAGATAAATGGATTCGATATTCTCGTTTATATAAGTTTCTGTAATATTAACGTTCATCAGACCAGCTTCTATTTTTGAAATGTC